GTATCCTTCCTTAATAGATATTGGAGAAATAGATGTCCAGTTTCTAAAATAAAAAACAGACAATTGGACATCTGCCTCTGTAGTTATAATAAATACTGATAGTTTCAAAAATAATAGATGTCCAGTTTTTTGGACAGAATTGGACATCTGTGTCCAAAACCTCCGTCAACGAAGTTCAAAACTTTGGTATAAGGATTTTGTAGGACAGTCTTATCACTCTTTTAAAATCTCAGACCAGAAATTTTAAAAATAAGAAGAACATGATTGCACTTTTAAGCTTGATTAAATTGTTTATTGATTTGGGTAATATTGCTTTGGATCTACTCAAAGCAGCATTGAGACTCTATAACCAATACATGAATGATCTAAATACCAACCGCCAAGAATCTCTTTTGGCATAACGACAGCTAGTTACTGGCTGTCAAGGAAAGAATGTGGATTTACTCATAGAATCATTTGAAACGAATACTACCTCCATAAATTCCCCTAAATTATCAAGTCCCGTGTTTGAACTTAAAAACAATTACTTCGTGGTAACTGATGGTACGATACATAATTATTACACCATCAAAGTACACCCTGATGCAGAAACGGATTCACTTATCAGGTTTGAAAGAAGTCCCCCAGTAATACTGGAAGGGCTCGCCATTATTAACAAGAGAATTTTTAAAGTCACAGTTGACGACTTGTTACGTAGAATTATAAGAAAATCCCGAGAAATTAAATTAGAGGTATTGAATGGAACAAGTAGCACAAGTAGCAAGTCCGTTGGTGACATCGGAACCACAGACATCACAATCAGCACAGAAACTAGTTTTACAACTTCTCCCGCAACAACCATTCAAGGTATCGTCCAACAACGAGTTGAGCATAAAACTGAAATGGAAGAACACGCAGCTGCTGACGCTGCTTGGCAGGAACAAATCGGAACACTACTCGGTCTTATATCTAAAGAAGAAGGGGACGAGTGGGAAATTACGGAAGCTACATAATCCTGATGGACTAATGAGAGTTGCTCAATACCGTATTCTAAAAGAAATTTTAGAGAAAATTGAAGTACCAGATTATGTTTGCGCTTTTGAAAAAGATCGTAACATTCCTGATATGGCAGCACTTCATGTTAACAAGAAAATTATTGTTAGTGTAGATCTTAAGGATTTTTTTACTAGCATTAAACAGTTTCATGTTAACCAAATCTTCGAACACTTGGGATTCGAATCGGCTCCGGCTAGAACCCTATCTGAACTTTGTACCTACGGATCTTTTGTTCCACAAGGTGCTCTGACCAGTCCTAAACTCAGCAATATTGTTACATCATTAACGTTCGGTCCTATTATAAAAGCGTTCTGTGAAGAACACGGTTATATTTTGACTATTTACGCAGATGACATTACAGTATCTAGCACAGAGAAAATGGATGGGTTAGAAGGTCGTCTTAAGGCTGGTGAAGTAGTAAACTTTATCAGAAAAACAGTAGGTTCCTACGGGTTCCAACTTAATCCTAAGAAGATCAAAATTATGAAAAATCACATGCGTCAATACGTATGTGGTGCAGTTGTAAACTCTAAAGTAAATATGCAATTCTCTGAAAGGAATCGCTTACGAGCTATTGTTCATAACTGTTTGATGAATGGAATTGTTAAAGAAGCCGAGAAATTCGGTGTTCCCCCTGACAAATTCTCAGCCAAGATTATGGGACGCTTAAATTGGTTTAGCCAACTTAATCCCGTAGCTGGTGAAAAAGCTAAGACAAAGTTTAAAGAAGTCTGTGCGGATCAAATAATGTGCCCCACAGCCGAGACTGAAAGCGTAAAAGATGCAGGATCGCTAGATGGTCTACCTATCACAGAACTACTGTTACCGGAAACGGAAACAAATGTACCATGGTAAGTTAAAACGGAAAAAGATTGATAAGAGTAATACGTACGTTGAGGGTAAGTCTGGTCTGAGACTTAACGTATATGAATTAACTGATTGTATAATCCTGGCAATCAGTTAACGAATTCTTCAGTGCCCTTATTGTTAGGGCACGTTTTTTTTTTAGCCTAACGCAACTCCAGAAGAACTAATTTTAACGAAATGACCACTAAAGGTTGAATCAATACCCCCACTATGCATCTTGATTTCTCCACCACTAAAATCGGCAGTAATACCCGAATCTGTCATATTAATAATAGGCCCTGAACCTTTAGTAAGATTTATCTGAGTGTTATTAATTTTTATAACATTTACATCTTTATAAGTTACCTGAACTTCATCTTTATTTAAATTAACTTTAGTAAAATTACTGTTATCCCCGTTAGATGAGGTAATAGTAACAACACCGTTAGTTTCGTATATACGAGTAATCAAACTAGAATCAGCATTTTTAACAATGATTTCTTGTGAACCATCCAAATGAATTTCACGTTTCATAAGTTGAGTATCTGATACAGATGATCCAGTAACTATCTCCTCTTTAAAAATTCTATTATCTAAAGTTGGATCATCAGAAACAAACTGATCTTGCATTGCCACTTCACCTAGGGACACATCTCCTATAATTTGATTATATTTATAGTTTTCAGTGCGGCTATCAGCAAAAGTTTGGGCATACCCAGCATAACGATACACACGATTTCTTAAGTTATAGATAACATCAATGCCAACATCAGTAAAATGTTGCCAATTACGAGATACTATTCTAACCAAATCATCCCATTTACAAACGTATATTTCAGCTAAACGTGAAGCTCTCATAAGAATAGACCCACCTCGTAATACTCCAAGTAGACCTCCACCAGTACTTGTGGTAAGATTATCTCCTAGACTCATATCATTTGGAGAATTCTGATCTAGAATAACTGAAGCTGAGGCAGGGCTAAAGCTACCAGTATTAACTAACTGTTCACCGGTATCGATTGATACTGGAAATGCTCCATCCACTGCTTGTAACTTTGGTAAAAAACCAATGATTAATGGGTAACCTAATCCACTATGAAGAATCGCTCTAGATCCTAGTGCTGGAGAACTTCTAGTCCCAGCCCTAGTTGCACTACCACTATCTCCTAGGTAGGGAACGGCATTGAGATTTTGACCACGCAAAGTCTTAACTCTGCATAATCTATTCACAATGTCTACTTCTGTAACAACTCCCTCATCTAAGAGGTAGTCTATTTCTGAGGAATTATTGAACATAAATTAGTATTTTTGGTATAAGTATAGTGTAGGAAATAATAATATGATTTTACACTAACCATTTTCTTAGGAGATGATATGCGTATTATTCCAGCTCTTATCACTCTAGCCATAAGTCTTAAACTGAGTGATAAATTGATAGGTACCAAGTTTTACAATCCTACCTCAAAAAGCCAGCTACGGTATCGTCGGTATCGTGACCAAACCAAAACCCGTAAGTCAACTTGAAGGAAACATCATGAAAAAGCTCACACTGCTGTTCGCTATTGCTACAATCGTTTGTGTATCTGCATGTCAACCCATTCAATTGACGTTACCAGCTGCTGCTCAAAATCAACCACAGCAACCGGTAGTTTACCAGACTCAGCCACAAATGCAACAAACATCGTATCAGCCACAACAACAGCAATACTACCAGCCACAGCCACAGCAACAGCAACAAATGCAGCCGCAGCAACAACCACAACAGTACTATCAACAACCACAGCAGCAACAGCCAGTACTGTCTTATACTGTCAATCCGAACCAACCGGTTCAACCGACAATGCAAAACACCAGCTACTCTCCTGCAACCACTGGTGGCCTGCCGATTCAACCAAAAAACGTCGGCAAACTCCAGGGCTGTGACATCTTCGAAATGAGCCTCGATGTCGGTCCAGTAACTGTTGCTCGTTGCCCTGGTCCTAATGGTCAACCAAGTTTCACACAAATCAGCTCGGCTTCCACTCAAGTCGGCAAGATCGTGTTTAACGACGATGGCCCTAAACTGACCGGCGAGTCCGAAAAAACTGTTCGTAAAACGATCGAAGACCAAATCTACGCCAGCGTCAAACACAAAGTTGAAGACAAGTTGATGTCTGACTTTTCCGAAAACTCCGAAGCAAAAGGCGAAACCGACAGTCGCACCGTCGTGGCAGTCAACACCAAGTAATACAGCCCAACAAGCCGAAAGGCAAGTGGGGAATATCCCTAACCGGATATTCCTTTAGATTAAACATAAAAATGAAAATACAAATTAAATCAGATTTACACAACGAATTTAGTTGGCATAAAACAAGACCCTATCGGGAAGGTGTAGTTCCGGCAGACCAATACATTAATCCTGACGCAGATGTCATCGTGTTGGCAGGAGATATTGTTGGACCAACCTGTGAAGATGCTATTCTGGCACATTACGGTAACTGTGGTAAACCTATCGTTTATGTTACTGGTAATCATGAGGCTTACGGTGATACCCATCAAAAAACTATTGCTAGGCTAAAAGCCAAGTTCGAAGGAACCAACATTCATTTACTTAATCCTGGATATCTAATCATTCAAGGTGTACTATTCGTTGGTGCAACCATGTGGACTGAATTACCAGATAACGCTATAACGAAGTTAGAACTTTCTCGCTGGTCCGATTGCCAATGGATTAAAGATATGACTTTCGAACATTGGAACAAATTGCACGCTACTGATAAAAATGTTATGTATCAAAGTTTATCTTTTGCTCAATTCAAAGAATTACCAAAAGTAATGGTAACTCACATGCTTCCAAGTAACGAGTCTGTTCCTTTCCAATATAAAGGAGTTGCACAAAATATGTTCTTTGTGGATCCTTCATGTGAAGAGATTATGAAGGAAGACTACGCTCCTGAATTATGGATTCATGGTCATACTCACACTAGCTGTGATTATCAACTTCACAAAACAAGAGTGGTTTGTAATCCTTATGGATATTGGCCTAATATGTTAAACAAAGAATTTAAACCTGATCTTTTAGTTGAGATAAATAACAATCCAAAAGCTGATCCCGAACCTATAATCACTCAAGAATGCTAGACGAAAAAAAGCCCAGCGAACCGGGCTTGCCTGAATCTAGAATGGGTGTAATAGCATTACAGGACTTTCAAAGGTAGTTTAACACGGAAGGAAACGAAATGTCAATTCTTAACAAAATTTTTTATGTCTTTTTCATCTTAAACATAGTCGTTATTTTTATAGCTATATTTTTCGGATGGACTCCTTACCGTGTAGATGCTGTTTCTGGACGAGCAATAATTATCGTAATTATTCATGGCCTCTACACTTTTATTGGTTTAGTAAAGTTATTTGCCAAGGAGGATGCTAAATTGATCAATCAACTTTACGCTCAAAAACAACGGGTAAAATAGGAAGCTAAACAAAATGTCAGAAACTATTAAACAATTAACGCCGGTAAGAATTACGGTGCTGAATTATCCGCTGGTAAAACGCTGCACTAACTGATAGGAGTAGTTATGAACGAGGAACAAGCAAAAAGCATCTTTATTTCAGCCGGGTTCGAAGTTTTAAAACTCTACGAACTCACTAATCAATACTGGGGGAAAAATGATGTTGTCGGGCCTTGGTGGTTGGTTAAAACACCAATCGGTTTTATTCGTATTGGCTGGCGAAAACGTGTTATTGAAATCGATTGGTCAGACACCGGTATTCGGAAAATCATTACCGAAAGCGATGTCACCAAAGACGAAACGATGGTACATGCTTACACCGTTCCTTTGGCTGTTGAGTATCTCCAATTATTGTGTATGGAGTTTAACACCCACAACGCTCACCATCATAAATCATCCCATATCAGTAATTCACAATTAACGTATGCAACGTACGTTGTTGGTTCTTTACCCAACTATCTGGTTGAAGAATTATTTAACCAGTATTGTCATAGCTGTTATCATCTCAAGTCAAAATGTGCTTGTCCTACCCCAATCACAACTTTTCTTGAAAGTGGTAACATCTGTGTTGCGCATTAAACTAAGGCCCTGTTTATTCAGGGCTTTTTTTTACATTAATAAAGTGTAAATTGGTATAAGTATAGTACGGGCAGACAATAATACATACTCCCGTATCCCAATAACTCCCCACAGGAGATTTACCATGATTGTAGATACTCGTCGTAAAACGTTACGGTGGAAAGATGACCAATGGATGTCGGTAGCTGAATGGCTTTTGAACAACCGTGCTTCCAAATGTGAAGTGTCCGGTCTGTTTGCCATTAAAGCTAAAGATATCATGGACGCTCAAGAAGCAATACTGACGTCAGAATACCATCGGACTGGAACTCCGATAATGGTGGACTTGCGTAAAAAACTGCAAGAATACTTGGCAATACTGATTGAAATACGTGTTTCTGAACAATCGAAATTGACCGATCCGGTACAAGTTATCATTGACCAGGCGAAAGCTAATGATATTACTGCTCAGTTATTATCCCAGGTTTCGTCTGGGCAGCTGATGGATAAGCTGATCGATGTATTGGTCGATCGTCTGGTGGAACGTCTTGGTACCAAAATCAGTGACGAAGTCATTGATAGTTTGGCCATGATGAAAATGGGCGATCTTCCCACTCATTCACTTCCTTCAGTCATCCAGGGTTTGCCTAAAGACGAAGACGAAGACGAAGGTAACTCACTCTTCTTCGACTCTCGGCAGCCAGCATTGACTAATCATACTATTCCAAAAAGTACGGTTAGTTCAAAGTTGAAACACAACCCAGAAGTAGTTTCAGCTCCAAAAGTATTGAAGCCACGTATTGCGTTAATTGGCTTTACTCACAACGACTGGAATATTCTTCGCATCGAGTTTCCAATGTTCGAACTCCAATACTTTAATGAAACTAGCAAGAATCTCCGTGCTTCGTTGAAGACGTTTGATTTCGGCCTGGGTGCCATCGGTCGTATGAATGGTGGTCTGCATCCTATCGCCAAAGATACTCTTGGCAAAAAGTACTTCCCTGCTGATGGTGCCGCATACACAATGCGTAACCAACTGAAATCTTGGGCTAAAGCCTTCGCAGAAGATCCAAGTTTCTTTCAAAAGTAATTGTGCGCCGTTCTTCAACCCCGTCTGTACGAGGGGTTGTTTTTTTAGATTAGTGAGGTTGAAATTAGTATAAGAGAAGTACTAACAATTACTGTGTAAATAATCAGGATTAAAATTTTTAAAATGGCGTTACCTCTTTCTAATAATTTAGGAAGAGCTATTCAGATTTTAATATCTGAAGATTTAAAAAATTATAAATTATGGGTTGATAATGACTTACTCGAACAACTAACAGGGGCTACTACATAATAAAAAAGCCCCGCTTAGGCAGGGCTTTCTTTTTGGATTAACCAAATGAAACTGGTACACAACGGTCATATTGAATTTGGATATTTTCAGCAATGACTGGTTGTTGACTAGCAACTTGGAATGAGTAACCTTCAAACATGCAATACTCAAGATATGTTGCAACAAGAGTTTTACCGTATCCGTCAGCACCGCCTCCACGTGACTTCATAATCAGCATCAGTCCAAACGGAACTGCAAAGTATTCTGAGTCCAAGTTCATCATGATGTTGGAGCCATCAGCTCCAGGTGAACGTTGACCATTCGTAGCCATCAGAGGACGATAAGCAGCTTGGCTTAACGCAGCTAGGATATTTTTTTGGTCAGCTAAAACCTTACTCATACTAATCGTTGGTGCTGTTTTACCACGAGTAAAGAATGAACGGTTAGAACCAATTTCGAATAAACGCATTAATTGTGCGTTTTGTTGATGAGCAATGTTATCTACTAATCCGATTGGAATCAGATCAGCAGCACCGCCAGATAAACCTGTGTAGCGAGCTGGACCGGCTAAAAGAATAGTCGAGTCTGGGCTTGCAGAATATTGTGAAAAACGCTCGTAGCCTTCTTCATCTAATTTCGAAATATAACTACCCTTCCAGTCAAAACTGGTAGAAAAGCCTGATTCCGTTACAGCGCTTAAACGATCATTTAAAGCGTCAGCCATTTTAAGTCCCTTAATATATAGTGTTAGTTTAGCTCGGTTTCATTCCAAGCTAAGAAAAAATTCGGTGAAGGTTAAACCTTCTTCAGCCCTTATTTTAATCATAAATTTCAAATACGAATTAAGGAATTTGGTATAGGTATTATGTACACAACTAAAACCTTTTTAAAGGAACCTATCATGCACAAAGATATAGCACTTCGTGATTGTGTGGCTCACGCTAAAAAATATCCAACAACTTTTGAAATACCAACCGTCGCTGAAGTAGCATCTTTAAAAGTTGGCGATACAGTAAAATTACATTTCGTTCATCGAAACTATTGGATGGAACGTATGTGGGTTGAAATACAAGAAATAATCGATGGAAAATTTAAAGGTAAACTTCTGAATATTCCTCAACTCATTCTTTCTGATAAACTCCAGCACAATGAGGAAATAGAATTTCAGGGTCATAATATCTCAATGAGGTAACAAATTTTCTTTTCAATTACGACCGTTGAATTTTGGTATAAGAGAATTGGTATCAAATAAATCTATAACCTACCTCCCCACAGGATAACATCATGTCATTCTTTCGTGCTAGCCCTTTTAATTCTTCCAGACTACCAATGGGCCTTATGGCTGACGTGGTTTTGAAGAGTATTTTCAATTCCGACAAAAATGAAACTCTCTATACCAAAATGGTTTCTGAAGATGTAGTGTTTGCCATAATATTCCAAAATCTTTGTGACCGTTATGGTTTTGAATGGGAATCATTGTTTCATCCTCTTCAATTACGTATGCAGTTTCTATACTCCCAGGCGGCTGGGGATGAAACTCACCTGATGCCAGTAAGTCCAGAACTGATTCGGATTCTTCTGAAAGAAATGAATCTGACTGAATTGGATTTGGTTAAAAACTGGGTAGCTTTTTCCAAAATTTTGAAATCGGAAGGTATCTCTATCGGTACCCCTCCAGATCAAAGTCCAAGAAATTTGCAACGCCTGAGTTTCAAAGACCTAAAAAGTGTCTATGATGAACGCAGGACAATAGTAGTTCAACCACAGGAGATTCACGCTCATGACTGAAATTTTCGCTTCCGCTGACCACATCCTCGTAACTGCAATCAAACAGACTCGCCGCAGTTTGAACTTCACAATCCTCGGCTTGTCACACGCAACAAAAATACCAGAATCGACATTGGCTGTTATCGAAGCTGGTGAAACCCGTAACTTTGATCCAGTTAAACTAGAACGTATTTCCCTTGCGTTCAACATGGAAACTAAGGCATTATTGGGCAAATCAATTGCATTCACCAAATACCTAGAAGAACTGGGTGTCCACATCGGTGTCGCAAAAGATCCAAAATGTGTTCAACTTGATGTCAATGATCTGGTGATGCTACACGAAAAGTACGCTGCTCACTCTCAACCGGCATAATAATAACGACCCGCTTTCATAGGGGTCGGATTCACTCACAGGAGATTTCTTAGTATGGAAAACAAAAAAGTAATGCTGGACAACATCATTGGCACTGTTGTTCGGAAGATTCGTCAAAACAAAAATATGACTCATGAAGAATTATCCGAGAAAAGTAAATTGGCTATTGTGTTCATTCCGATGATAGAAGAAGGTCGCTTTGCAATGGATCGGGTTTCCTCTATCAAAGTAGCAGAAGGTCTCGGGCTGAGCTATCTCCAGTTTACCAATATTGTCGAACAATTCTCCATCTACTTTCAAGAAGAGGGTTTTGAAATTTTGCGACAACACTTGGTTCGTAATCCGATCACAGCTGAAACTGTGCATATGCATTTTTTCACTTTTCTACGGCATCTGTCAACTCGGGACACGTATCCAGGTCTTTTGGCATTGAAAGCCATAGGCAAGATGGAAGAAGGATTTGCTTTAGCAGCATAAAAAAAGCCCCGTATTTCAGGGGCTTTATTTTTAGATTACTAAGTACACATCTAAGTAGTTCAGAATCTTCGGTTGTAATGTTTGGATACGTAATGTAACACGATCTTTATTTACTGGATTTTGTTCCAGAGTATCGATTGTGTAACCCAACAGAGGAGCACCAATACGTGGTAATTTCTTACTCATCAACAACAGAGCACTTGCGTCAACTGTTTGATGAATAACTCCAAGTGTTTCTGGAGTGATGTTCCACTTACCAATAAATGGTGAAAGTTTATCACGGAAGTAGTATGACAAGAAATCCCAGTTTTTAACAGCTTGAAGTTCACGGTATTCGTAAACACTCATATCTGTGGTCAACTCATGACGGACGTAAGGAATACCACCGCTTGTCTCTTGAACAAACAACAGAGTTCCTGCTTCAGCTATAGTATCTAACTGAGCACGAGTAAAGTAGAAATTAGAATCTTTCAGATCACTAATTCCAGCAATACCAATATTTGTAAATCCTTGTTGTGCAGGGAATCCAGCAGTTAAACCTGCCAAGGCTGCACAGAGGTAATAACCTGGTTGAACCACATTACGACCACCTATGTTTACAACAACCAAATCAGGCTGCACGTGGCAGATACGGTTTGATCCAAGTGTGTTACTAGTAGCAGCTACCGCAGCAGCTTTTTGAGTTTTGCTCAATGTACGACTAACGTAGAAGTTAACACCAGTAGCAACTCCAAGAGCTTGAACAACGATTTGTTGATTCGAAACAATGCTCAGAATTTGCATGCTACCAATTGGACTTGGTGAACCCGAACCTGCTGTTACTACCAATGTATCTCCGGCTACAACACCATCAGAAATGAATGTCGAATTTGAAGAAGTAAGAACATAACTACCAGTATTTAAAGCAATGGTGTTATTTCCGCTATTGGAGTTAACTAGAGTAGCGTTCCATGAACCGATAGCAACTGTCGATGGGATAGCTGTATTAACGTAACCTACACGCCATGATGCATTAGCAGGGGTAGACAACCCATTTACATGGATATTAATAGCTTGAGCAACTGACACACTTTGTGTCAAAGGGGCTAAAGCATACAGACGTTCACCTTCAGCTAAAGCCAAAGCAGCAAAATATCCAGTATCGTCATTAGACGAAACGGCAATTGCACGAACACGAGTTGTTGTATTTGCCAAAGCAATTTCAACACCTAGAGCCAGTGGATTCATTTCTGAAACATCACCGAAAGTTCCCAGATTATCAGCTTGGTCTGTAATAGCCATAACTGTTCCGCTCAGATCTGTACGTAAAGCACGATATCCGATGTAGATAGATCCGGAGATCAACTTACCGTAGATAATTTCTGGTCCTGCATTCAGAGTAATTGTTCCATCAATAGCCGTATTTGTAGTTACGTAGTTAGTTCCACCAGAGATTGGTTTAGTAACTGGAATCAATTGGTTATTAAACAGTTTACGTGTTTTAAAAGCTACGGTTGCACGTTTTTGAATAGCCACAGGTCCGGTAACAGTAGTAACAGTAGCTGGGCTTAAACCAGTAACAACTGCACCTGTTAAAGTACCAATAACAGCTTCGTGATCAGCACCACCAACACCAGCACCTTTGATAAGGATAGTGTCACCAGTTGCAAAACCTGTTGCCGAAGTAAAGGTGAATCCTACAGCACCAGCAGTAATGCTAGCGGTAGAAGTAGACGCAACTTGAACACCAACTGGAAGAACGTCAGCCAAAGTGATATTTGTAACGTTTCCAGTTGCTGAATTAATACCAATCACTGTAGTGTTAAAACTATGAGCAACAGCACCAGTATCTGTGTAGTTAACACAAACTTGATCACCTGCTTCAATCAACAGAGTTGAAGTAGTACTGGAAACATTGTTTAACGAAATCTTAGACATAACTGCACCAACGATAGCTATCGTAGCAGCTGTATCCAAAGTGAAAGTTGTTCCACTGATGTTTGTGATTCTAGCTACCAAATTAGCAGCAGCAACACCAGCACCAGTAATGGATACTATATCCCCTTGCACATACAGATTAGCATTAGTAACGTTGATTATCACCGCTGAACTAACACTAGTGGTACATACCCCTGAGGCAGCTGAATAAGTTAATGCATTCGAACCAACATAACCGTTGAAACCAGCCGAAACTGTTTCTACTTTTGCATTGTTAGCATAAACTTTGATTGAACTTGAATCAATGACTTGACCAGGAACTTGACCTGGTAAATTGTAAACATTGTTAACTAATGGATTAGTAAGAATACCTTGTTTACTAACAACGGAACTAGTTACAGTGATTCCAGCTGGAGTGTCTAAAGTTAAAACACTACCAAGGGCTCCTGTGACAGTAGCTGTTAATGCACCACCACTAACATCAGCACCGGCGATCAAAATTTTATCACCGACGACGAAAGGGGGAATTGTATCAAAAGTTAAAGTATAACTACCAATAGCTATTGAACCATTGGCTGAAGCTGCACTAGTGGCTGCAGTTTTAATCAAAGCAGCTGTATTACCAGCAACGTACGTCAATACGTTATATGCTGGTCCGATAATGCAAGCTTCCAGATCTGGAGTAGTATCCGCAACTCCGCCTGCATTTTCCAGTTCCTGGTACACTTGTACACTTGGGACTATATATGACATTTATTAATGCTCCTAATTTTATGAATCTTAATTTTTATTTGCCTCTCGCTATTTGCGCTAGGTCGAATTTGATACCGATAGATAAATCTATCATAAGCTTATTTTAACAGCCAAACAGAAATTTAAGTTGAATTCATAGGATTATATTATTTTGGTATAATAAAGGTATATAAGCAGTTAATACTGATATTAATTTACCTTGGAGAAATCATGTTGGAATTCTTATTTTTTATACTCACATTCGGTGGTGGGGGTTATGCAGGTTATTTGTATTCACATAAAATAGCTCCTTTAAGAGAAAATTCAAAGAGGAGTTTGGAAAATATAGACTTAAACTCTTGGCTAAAAAATGCAATGGATAATATTGTTCCAACGATCAGGGAAGGAGATATTCCTAATTTTGGTAAAAGTATGATATCTCTAGAAATGTTACCTATTTTTGGATACTATCTTTTCAATGTCTTTATAGTTTATCTGTGTGCTTGGTTTGGAGCGACTTTTACGGCCATTATGGTTTTAGCAGCAGGTACTTGGTTAATGAATTTGGAATTGAACGAATACCAAAGAAGGCATAAGATCTTCTGGGATGCACTAGCAGATGCAGCCCGAAGAGTAGTTGAAAAATCAACTAATTGACCTCGTTTTTGGTATAAGTATAGTATACAAGAAAAGGGTATAATCCATTTGTATTATAAATAACCTACGAGGGAATCATGAACACAAGCATAGTTTTGAACTCAGTAAACGTTTTGGAATTAGTTGGTTTGTACCAAACGGTCTTTAATAAACTCCCAGACGCAGAGGGCCTGCAGTATTGGGCCGGCCGTATGGACCAAGGTATGACTCTTCCGCAAGTTGCCCAGAGCTTTCTAGACAATCCAGTTTGGGTCGCCGCACATCCAACTCCTGCAACACAACCAACCATGTTGACCGATATTCTGGCTCAACAAAATGCATTCACCAATGAATTCCTTGGTAATGCATTCCATGGCACCATTACAGTGAACCCACAATTCGTGGATCACTGGACAATTATGTACTTGGACACAGTACCAAAAGCTGAAGCGGCAGCGTCAATTGCAATTCAGCTGGTAGGTGTCCCCCATAAATTCGCATCTTGGGAAATACATATCTAAAAAGAAAAGCCCAGTAGTTCTGGGCTTTTTTTAGATTAATTAACTGTAAGAAAGAAATCTTTTAATTTCATTGAGTCTTGTCTAACTACCCAATCTTCTTCCATCATATAAGGAATACTAATCACAATTTTAAACTTCTCAACGTTTTCTTTATCAGGCTGACATTCACTTACTTCCATAGGAATACCAAATTCTTTAAAGTTTTGACTACTACATAGGAAAGGGACAGACCAAATCAAAAAATGAGATACCATATCAGCTATTAATTCACAAGTACCTTCTTTAGCAGCTTCAATAGTTATTCTAGCTTGACCGGTAATAAATACTAAATTGGTTCTATTCGACTGACCTTTGTTAGCGTAAATACCGTTACTTTCAGCAAGGTTATCTGATATACCAGTTTTGCCGATTCTAAAGCTACCTCTATTTATTAGTATACGTGGGTTTGTTTCTGTACTAATAGTGTTATAGTTATTTTCTGAATCTATTTCTATGGTGCGAATCTTTTCATCTTCGTCCCATACAAGTCCACTTTCTTTAGCGTAGTTCTCAAAGAAATAACGTAAAGGCTCAATAATTAATGAGCTTACAAGTAATGGGGAAAATCTCATTATTTTCTACCTTTTTGTTTGTGTTGTTTAGAATTGTATTGACGATTAAAACTACGAACAGTTTCTACATGTCCGCTGATATCAGCGACTGTTCCTACTAAATCATCCCCCTGGGTAGACACAACTCTATGAGCCATTCTGATCTTTCTATATGCTACTTTTTCTAAGTATTTGTTCATAGATACTGTATCGGGAAATCTGGTAAATTTTTTGTTACTAATTGGTTTTCTATATCGTTCTTACTTAGTTGTGTTAATTTTAAAACCTGTCTAACAGTATTTGTTTGAAGAACAGTAGGGGTCATACCCTCAACTCTATACACATCCCAAGTACCAGTTTGAACAACTATATCATCTGGACGAATCTCTGGCAATGAAATAGTCCAACCGGTTATTTGACTAGGTTCAAATACTCCAAAATAGGTCTTTAGATTTGAGTTAGGGTTAGTATCATAATTGATGAAACAAGGTGCTCCATCAAAATACCCACCTTTAAATCCAGTACCTATGCAAGTAGAACAATGATCTTTCATTATCTTCTCTAAACGATTATCCCAGCATTCCGGACATCTTTGTCCATAAGTTTTACGACGAAATATGTAAGATCTAGTTCCATTAAATTTACTCAAGAGCACATATTCTCGACGTTGAATTTCTATACTACGTAACTCCACAAATCTATGTTGATCAGAAGACCAACTGGTTACTTTAGACTTGATGGAGACATTACCTTTATCCAGTAAGATGGCTTCAATTACATAAAAGCCCCTATTGAACTTACGATATTCTTGAGTACCAGTATCTATTAAAAAAGTACCTGTTACTGGTTGTGAAGTTAATTTTTGGAAATCACCATCTTCTACCTGAGAGAAGTAAACATTAAATTCACAGTTTCCCCAATCAGCTGGAATAGCCCATTCGACAGATACCTGTTTATACCAACGGGGATAAATCTTAACCTGTATATTTTCTGAGAAATTATTAGTCGCCAAAAAGGCTGACGAACGATTTTCATCAGAGTGGTTGTACACAGAATTCTGTGACAGGAAACCAAAGTTAAGGGCGAAGTTAAATGACATGCTTTATTTTAGTGGTAATAAAAAATCCAGGACAAGCCTGGATTGAAGTTAAAGAAGAGTGGCTGATTTTGGTATAAGTATAGTACTAAAGCACATAACAATTAACTTTACCAGGTCACCCCTGCTCACATTCGGTTTTCCCCTAGGTACAAAGTAGTCATTCATATTGTTTGTTGAAGTCCCAATCTTCAACAGACATCTCCTGTGGGAATGGCTAGTAATCTTTGTACTTTTCGACCGAGTGAGTGTGTGTTCCTCCTCGGTCTTTTTTTTTGTAATTACCAAATAGGAAAGTAAGCTGCATCTCCACCAAGCCCGCCCCAACCAGATTCCATATTCGTTTGAATTTTTAAAGCACGAGCTTGGGAATCAAAGTTAGCATGATACCCAGCGGCTAAATTTTTATATAACTCAAAGCGTTCTTCAATAGGAATTTGAAGGCCACCATCAGAATAGTTCATGGTATTACGAGCTAGAAGAGCTGCCTTGCCTTCATACATCTGCCATAAAGTACCCCATAATAAAATACTCTTAGAAGGAAAGTTATCAGGACTTAATCTCGAAACTGGGGTCATGTTATTGTAAACGTCAACTCCAAGTCCGATACACATTTTGATAAAAGTGTTAGTCATCTCCTCACCATCGATGAGGTAATTGTTCGGAGTATAATCGCTTATGAATTCACGAACTTCGTCAACAGTGAGGATTGCCATAATTATTTAGCTTTTTTAGATTTTGTTGCTGATGCTTCTGGGTCTTCTACGACTGGGGTTGAGTTAACACCTTGTTCACCTTGACCAAGAGCAGTACTAGTAGCTCCTGAACTTGGACTTACTTCGGGCTCAATCAATTTAGAAGCTTGTAGTTCATCAGCAGACATACCGGAGTAAGGAGTGGTTACTTCAATTTCTACTTCTGGAACAATTGTAGGAACACCCTCAGGTTTGATGTCAGTGATACGAGCCCAGTTTCGGCCAAGAGCCCATTCAATTGTTTGTTCGGTTTTATCATTTTCACTGATAGGAGCAAATCCTCCAGCTGGGATATCCATATATCCTGTTTTCAGTACTAGGTTAGTAGCTGTAAGATTTACGATGTAATTTTGAGTTGTCATTTTATATTAAGGTTAGGTTAGATCCCAATTGGGAATACCTGAGTTTACTTCTTTTCGTATTGTTTGTCAATTCTAGCTAGGATTTTATTATCTTTATGTTGATGATACTTATGTAGTCCCAGGAATCCAGCTGTGGTAGCTGTAGCAACGCCTAGACCTGTTTTAACTCTAGTTTGAGTTGAACGACCTCTAGCTACATTAGCAAGGCGATCAGTCTTAGTGAGAGCTCTTTGTTCAATACCTTTGACTCTCATTTCTTTAGCCAGGTGAACGCCATCAGTCATACTTTTTAATTTACGAGCAGAATGACCTATGAGTCTATCCCCATATTTTTCAACTTTGGATAGAATTTGGTTAGAGGTAAAGATTGGCATAGTTTATGTCTTTTCGTTAGATAATACCTATTTTAACAAATCACAAAAACTTGGTATAAGGAATGGTAGCACAATCTTATCTAATTTAGGAGAAAAGAATGCCAGGACCAACTAAACCAAAATGGCCGTACAAAGAAAATATGGTTTCAGTAGAAATCACCACCAGTAGAGGATTAACGTTTACTGGGTATTTGCATCGTGGTAACCATAACACGTTAATCATGGGTTGGCTCAAAGGTCATGCAGTTCTTCCACTGCTAAATTTTGACGAGTCACCTGCTTACTTTTTAGGTATAGATCTCGGTACCACCGCTGCAGTTCGTTTATTTAACTTGGTGAAACCATCATGATTGTTACCAAAGTAGAAAGTGATTTACTCACCTTGGAAAAAGGTATTCTTGTACATGGCTGTAACTGTATGGGTATAATGGGTGGTGGCATTGCTTGGAGCATTCGTGAAAAGTGGCCTGGTGTTTTTGCTGCTTACTCCAATCATGAAGCTGCAGTAGGTCTGCATCTTGGCGACATAGTTGCTGTTTCCAAACATGGTGTTGTTACTCAAACTGATTCAGAAGGTAAAATTTTCACCGCTGATACTGAATATAGAGATAACAATCTACCTCCAGAGTTAATCGTAGTAAATGCAATGACTCAATTTAATTTTGGGGGAAATACGGACGTTATCTACGTAGACTACGATGCTATCTCTGCCTGCTTTGCAAGGGTCAAAATTTTAGCCAGACAAAGTGGCTTAGCAGTACACTTCCCTCTCATTGGCTGCGGCTTAGCGAATGGAGATTGGGAAGAAGTTTCAAACCGGATAGAACAAGCATTAGGTCCGGATATCAAAACCCAATTGTGGTTATTACCTCCAACCTCGAAATAAGAAAGTATTAAATGAATCACAAACAAGTCACTAACATCATTTCCGCCCATGGTTTTCTTTTGCCTAATGGCCAGTTTCAACTGCATAAACCAATGAAGGTTTTTAAGAAGGTTTATTCCACCGACCATAATAATCGAGTAACTGCTAAGGCTATTGCAAATCTTATCCTTCCGGTAGGAGCGATTATTAATCCTCCACAAGGTAATAGTAATAAATGCCGTGCTAGTGAAGCATTCTGTTGGTCTATTGTTGAAATTAAAAAGCATACCCAATTGACAATGGCATCTTCTGGTCATACTGCTAATTTTAAATATCGTTCTGCCAGAGCTTTGGGTATGGATATTAAAACGTTGTTTACTGTTAATCCTCGAACAATTAATGCATATCCAATCCATATTGCTAGTATGTTACATCAAGTAATGTGCAAACCTGATGCCTTTAGCTATCATCGTCGTGAATGTGATCCTGGCATTCATTTCTTTGTTGAACACACTGATGCAATTGCCTGGTAATTAAATATGGACCCCCATAAAATTAAAAGCTATGTTTTACAGCACGAGTATAAACTACCTAATGATCAAGTCCAACTTACAAAGCCTATGAAGGTTTTTAAAAAGGTTCTGGTTTTAAAAGATTTGTTTCTGTATAACGCTAATAATATTAAAGCATATAATCATACAGAAGCAGGTAGACGTCTTCGTAGATCATTAGCTAAACCGACAGGCGGATTTTGTTTTGATTGGACTACATGTGAAGCAGGTATTCATTTCTTTGTGGATGTAGGATCTGCAATACACTATCGTGGCTAAATGGGTTCTAGTTGATGTAGAATCTGATGGTCCTTGTCCAGGCATAGATATGTACTCAATGGTTTGTTTTGGAGCTGTTGTTCTAGGAGATAAACTAGACAACAGTTTTTATGGACAAACATCACCGATCAGTGAAAAGTACATTCCCGATGCCTTGGCAATATCAGGATTCACAAGAACCCAACACGAAAAGTTTGATGATCCGAAACTAACTATGGATAAATTTGCTGAATGGCTAAAAAGTATTAACGAACCCATAGTTTTAGTTTCTGATAATCCAGCTTTTGATTGGCAATTCGTTAATTATTATCTCCATAAGTACACTGGCAATAATCCTTTTGGATTTTCAGCTCGTCGTATAGGGGATATGTACGCAGGTATTATGCGTAATTCAGGTGCAGCAAATAACTGGAAGAAGTATCGTAAGACCAAACACACTCATAACCCTGTTGACGATGCTAAAGGCAATGCTGAAGCATTGTTGGTGTTTAGGGATAAATATAATTTTAAGGTACCAACATGAACCAAACAAAAATAGATTTACTAAAAACTCAAATAGCTAACCAAAATTCGCTTATTAGAGCACAAGAGAATACCCTCATGGCTATCGAAGTTTTATGTCGCAGCCAAGCAGGGCTTCCAGCTCCAACTGATTACAACAAATATGTAACTAATAAGCATGCGGCAAATTCGACTTTAAATGAATACAAAAATAAGTTGACTGATCTTAAAACTGCCCTTAAAGCAGCTGAAACTCCTCCTATGCTTCAACGCATTAATCACACACCTACAGCTAGTGTTTACGCATCTCAAACAAATGTAGCTCCGGCTTGGCCTTACCCAACTCCACCAGCATTACAACCTATTCCTAAGGCTGTACGAACTGAGGTTCGATTCGGATAATGTCTGATTATAAGAGGAATATACAGCCAGGTATACCTACCTCAGTACCTAGAGTAGGTAACATACTACAACCAGATGTTTTTGATAGAGTAGTGGACACTATCCTTAAGGCCCGTCGTTCCAGAAAAGCTAAACATAATGTAACACTTACAGAAGGAAAAAATTTGAGTACTGAACTTGATCCCTCCGAAACCGAAGTACTTTACTCAGCAAGTGATTTTGCTGAGTATTTACTTCATTCTTTTCTTAAACGTAATCTGTTACAGAAGGTAGATGTCCGTAGACATCAAAAGAAATCCATCTGGGTACGAGCAGAAAATGCTTCAGAGATGTTGGATCTCCTGGCTAAAAAATACTCGTTAAACATCACTCAAGATAGTTCCAAAACGTTCCTGATAAACGATGTAGTATTCATTTGTTTGAATGCTACTAAAGGTGAATTTATCGGCATTAGAATCTATTCAGTTAGTAAAGAACTTTCTGAAGAGATTATCAAAGATGTGGACTCTTTTTCATGCACAGCTAATCAATTGTCCTTTGAATGGATTTATTCTCCAGAAGGTCATAGCATGACTATTACTGAAGAATGGGATGAAACTGTGGATGCCAGTTTGTATCCTAATATTCAAGACTTTGATACATTCACAAAACGATTCATTGAGTCGAAAAGTAATATACTTATTCTTCAAGGTCCACCAGGTACAGGTAAGACGACTTTGATTAAGCATTTAATGTTAGCCATGAACAACAAGGCTTATGTTACTTATGACTCCAGAGTTTTAAGTAATGATGGCTCATTTGCTCGTTACATGGAAGATAGTAGTGCGGGTGCTTTCATCATTGAAGATGCTGATACTTTTCTTAAATCTCGTGCTGAGGGTAACGAAATGGTTTCTCGTTTCCTTAACGTTGGCGATGGTTTGATTAAGTTGAAGAACAAGAAGTTGATCTTCTCCACTAACTTACCAAATCTTAATGATATCGATTCTGCCTTGATTCGCCCAGGTCGTTGTTTTGGTATTATTAACTTCAGAGCGTTGACTCGTGATGAAGCTCAAGTAGTGGCTGATAAACGTGGCTTTACTTTGGAAGCTGATAAAAAGACTTTTACTGTAGCTGAAATTTTCAATTCTCCAGTTCTTAAAAAGGAAGAAGCCAAGTTCGGTTTTTGTTAGTATGAAAAGAGAAGACGCTCTCAAAATTGCTCGATCTCCTGAAGGTGGAGCATGGGCTGCTTGTGATCCAGATAAGGTAACCAGATTACTTATGCTGATTAACGAAGTTGAGAAAACTACTTGGGGCAAGGCTAATGAAACTATCCAAAAATTAACCAAAGGGTATGATCCTCGTTTAGAAGATATGCCTCCGAGTTAAATCTCGATGCCTCTTCTTGGTATAAGAAAAATGTAGTAAATATTAACTTAACTTTTGAAAGAAGATCATGAAGACGAATTCACGTTTACTCGGTACCATCGGTGCCATTATCATTATGGTTGTGCTCGTTTTTACATTCAAAGACGCAAGGGCTGATTGCTACTCGGACGGTGTTAGAAAAGGAGAAATACAAAAGTTCTCAGCCAAGGGTCTGATCAATAAAAGCTGGGAAGGTGAAATGGTTCAAGACGGTGTTCGTGGTAAGCAAGTGGGTCAGTCAGCCGCTGTCACTAACATCTGGAAATTTTCTGTTACCGACCCTGCTGTAGCAAAGAAAGTTGAAGCAGCAATGTTTGAAGGTGGTCGAGTAGCAGTTAAGTATTGCCAATCTGCCTTTACCAATTCTTTGATGCAGAACACTTCCTACACCGTTACTGACGTCAAGGTTATACCAAAATGAAATCTTGGTTAATAATCTTTTTGGTCACGATTCTTTTAATTGCGTGTGCTCCAAAAGACTTCGTAACTACTGGCGGCAAAGCTGTACCTCTAGCTTACGCTGCATCAGAATTTTGTTATGACGGGGTAGTATATGTGGAATTTGGTACTGGTAATTCTGCTACTGGTAGTGTCAAATTTACTCCAGACGATAAAGTTGTTACTTGTACGTATTCCCCTCAAAAGAAATAAACTAAAGCCGGACTAACACCCGGCTTTTTTTAGCTGATTTAAGACGTTTTTAAATTAGCAAGTCCCACCCTATTAAAAATGTTTAAACGTGGCTCCAAGAGCCTATACGAAAGAAATAGAATGACACGAGAACTAATCATAGATGGTGTTGTACGAGGTTTGATTATTGAGAATCAACCTGATGGTGTTTGCACTGATTGTGGTGCTATTGAAGAAACTAGACCATATGGTAAATATGGAGCTGAAATTTGTTTTACTTGTGGTATGAAAGATAAAGATCAAACTAATGCTATGTTTGAAAAACGTTTAGAAGCCATGGGAAGTAAAGTTCACTAAGCCAATTTGGTATAAGTAGAGTGGATAATAACTAAAGGAATTTTCCATGAATACCTTAAATATTAACACTGAACTTGTAATTGGTTTCTTTGTCGTGCTCTTTACTGGATATTTGGCACAAGTAGCATTTGTTGATGCTCCAGTAAAAGAGTTGGAACGTAATTCGTTTCGACTTGGTTGCATTCAAGTGGGTATCGATCCCCACGATGTATGTGACAAAAAAGCAATTGAATATATACGCAGTAAGCACAAATAAAGGGTAGGATCATTCCAATTTACCAGGAACGATACGTCAGAGATATCGATGCTCAAAAAGGTCGAAACAGGCATTACCAACGAATCGATAAGTTGATCAAGAAAAAGTATAATCTCTCTGATGACATGATTTTGGAAATCAATGGGGTAAAGTATGTAATGGATGCCGAAATAGAAGTAGTCAATCCTATGGCATCTGATCAGTCTGCCTACAAGTCTATGAAGTTGAATTTGATGTTGTAACAGACAAAGAAAAAGCCCAGATAAACTGGGCTTTTTTTAGCTTTGCTAAGTTTAGATTAGAAATCGCAGACGATTGCGCCGTCAACGTTACCAATACCAGAACCGATTGCTTCGTATGTTTCGAATTCGATCATATCAGCTTCAGTCTTCAAGAACACAGTAGCGTCTTGCAAGCTGTAGAATTGACCAAGGTACTCTTGCGGAGCAAAAACGATACAACGGTTAGTAGGCAGAATATCTGATTTGTTAGTTGTAATGATTTTGTAACCGAAGAAGTTATCCAACGATGCTTGACCACGGAACAGTTCTGAAGCAGCAGGAGAACCGATATCTGTAGCAGCGAAAGTTAACAGATCAGCATACATAGCCTGAGTCATCAGGATACAACCGACTGGTAATTTTTTAGCTAACAGTTTCTTCACAGCAGCCATCAGGTTCACTTTAGTAAATCCACCAGAGATGGTAGAAATGTTCGAGTTCGCAGTTGCGATAGAAACGATGTTGTTGTAGAAGTTTACGTCTTCTTGTGCTTGCAAATCTTTGACCGAGTTTTCTTGCAGAATCGTACGGATGTCTGTACGGTATGTAGCAAGTTCAAACTTCGATTTTTTGAAACGATTCGAAGTGATCTTTTGGAAAGTCACTGGGTAACGTGTACCTTTGAAGTAACGAATCTCTGCACGGCCAAGGAAAGGCATGTTTGCAGCAACGCTGTCAGGCTCTTTCTCAACGATAACAGTTGGTTCTTCAGTCAGTTGACGATCCAACTCGCTAACAGTGATCTGAACTGGGTTCAGAATCTTACGAGTAAAACCATCTTCACGCAGTTTTTGACGGACGAATGCGGACATTGCTGCACCGGCTTCTTTTTCCATCCCGCCGTCGATCTTGTCTAAGAACGACTTGTTCAAAAATTGAACATTAATTGTTTCTGTATTATATCCGCTCATTATTTTCTCTCTTATTTCACAAGAACAGTTAAGTGGGCGGTTTCGGTTGTGCTAACAGCTATCACATCCAGAACAACTGCCACGATTGGATCAGTACCTTGAACACCAAGAGTTAACACTCCAGGGTTTGCGGTTTTGATTGTCAGTGGGCTACCAGGTGCATATGTGGGCACAGCGTCATAGTTAGAAACGTCAACAATGAAACCACTCCACAGTACAACTGCTTTGTTAGTATTCAGAGATGATGCTGAATCACCATTACCTACCATTACTAGACCAGCTGGGGCACCAGCGGACAGATTGACTGTCAGAGTTTTCGCTACAGTACCATCGGTCTGCTTTGAAACCCAGTCACCATTTACTAAGGTAGTCGAGGCTTTGATGAGTTCTGCACGCTCTACAGCGCCATCATTCGGCCAACCACGACGGACCATTGCTACGGCTTCCATCTTCATTTTATAATTCCTTATGTTTGTTTTTACTTACCCCAGCCAAGGCTGAAGCTATTATCTTTTCGTTACATTGCTGTAACTAATTCTTATTTTAATGCCTAAATCAAATTACGTCGGAATTTAGTATCCGTTGTTATCATCTTGTCTGTTACTTTTTAAAGCCATTCCTGCACCAAGTCCCACAGCACCAGCAGCTACAGCACCTTTACCAACTTGAGCTTGAGCACGGCGCATATTTAATTCTGCGTTATTAGCTTTACCTTGAAGGTCTTTAATTTTTCCACCTAAGCGGTTAACTGCTTTATTATGAGCATCAACGTGAGGTTTAGCACTCATAGCTCCGCCAATTTCATTGACTCTAGCAGCAGCACTACCTTGGACCATGCCAGGAGTTCTATTACCAATAGATCCGATAGCAGCAGCTCTTGCACTATGTTCGGCTTGTAGACCACTAAGTTTTTGAGCACGGGCTACTAAAGGTTTGTAATCCTTACCCATAGCAGTACTAACGGTCCTAACACCAGTTTTGATGGCGTTACCAATACCGCTTAATCCTGCAATTTTTTCTAAGTATTTGTTTGTCATGGCTTAGCTCAGCATGAACTCAAGCAAAGCGTCAGTCTGTGGTCTAGCAAATCCATCTCCACGGCCCATTTCCCAAGGCTCATCCATTACAGACGCAACTTTAGTCAGCAATGCTGGATCCATAGTTTTTAATTGTTCTAAATCTTCGAAAGTAAAAGCACCTGATCCAGCCATTTTAGTAAATTGTTCTGGTAATTTGATTTCTTCTACTTGAGTAAAATTAGCAGCTTTTTCCAGAGTTTCTGTAGCTTCGTCTAATTTTGTTTCTAGCTCATCGATATAAGCAGCAGCTTTTTGTAGAAGACCCACGGTTGGATCCACATCAGCTTCTGGTGCAAAAGAAACTAAATCTTTCAAATTTACCTTAGCAGCTTTAACTAGAGCAACAGCTTGGTCAAGATCAATACCACTCATAGCCATAAGCTCTTGAGCAGCCACTTTTTCCATAGTATGTTGAGCAACTGTTAAACGAGCATCTTTATCAGAATACCCAGCTTGTTTTAAAAGACCAATTGCTACTTCTTCAGGCGAACCCAAACGAAGTTCTTCAGCATGGTTTAATAGAGTTTGTGAAATTTGAGCCATTATTTGTAATCTTCCTTGAGTAAATCTAATATGTACGGATGAGCTACGTTTATTGATTCTAATGCATTGTCCCTAGCTGCGATACGACCTGTATGTGCTCCTACACCTAATCCAGCAATAGCTCCTAATGCTCCTATTTGTAATGCTTTACCAGTAAAAGGTAATCCCCATAGTGCTCCTAGTGCTCCCCCAGCTAAAGCTCCACCACTCATGTATTTAAGTTGAGTGCTAAAACCTTTATTTTCAATATGGTTAGCATATTCATGATATTGAGGGCGTTCTAAAGTTACTTGACCAGTTGCAAGATTTTTATTTCCCCAACCAGAATGTCCTGGTATTTGGTAATTTTCAGCAATCTTTTCTAAATATATATTATTCATGGCTTCTTTATCTAAATGTTTATTAAGTTTAACCGCAGCGTAATCAGTAGCTAAGGCTGTACCTGTACCTAAGGCTGTCATCTTCTTGACACTAGTAGACCAACCAAGTTTTTTACCTAGCACATTAGCCCCTAATGTACCTAGAGCACCAGCACCAAAAATAGTGGCTGTGTGTTTAATGTCTTTTTTAGATTGGTCGTTCATTTGAACCTTTAATTTTGTTATATAAACTAGGTGATAAAGTCCGCTCTGTTTGCCGGTATATTAGAGCCAATTTATATAAAAAAATGGCCGAGCCGAAGCTCAGCCAAATTTGTAAGATTAATAACCGTACAGTTCGTCAGCTTTTGCGTTAACCAGATTAACTGCAGTGTCAAAATCAACACCAGCATCAATCAAGCCATCAACAGCAGCTTTTTTCTCACGGCCTAAAGCGTAACCAGCAGCACCTCCAAGGCCAGTAGCGCCCACACCGGCAGCAATACCGAATGTTTTAGGATTGGACTTAACGATTCTAGCAGCGTTAGAACCAGTAGCTTTAGCCATTTCTTTAGCAGCAGTACCGTATGCATGGGCAGTACCATAAGCATCACCAGCTTTACGAGCGATGTTAGAACCAGTAGCTTTAGCCATTTCTTTAGCAGCAGTACCGTATGCATGGGCAGTACCAACAGCATCACCAGCTTTACGAGCGATGTTAGAACCAGTAGCTTTAGCCATTTCTTTAGCAGCAGTACCGTATGCATGGGCAGTACCATAAGCTTTACCTACAGCAGCTTTAGCAGCTTGCATTTTGCTTGCTGATTTGATCAGAGCAACGGCAAAGTCAAAATCAACACCCGAATCCAACAGTTCGTTGAATGCAGCTTGCTTAACTTGTTCTTCGTGTTCTTCTTCCAATTCATCAGAAGCTTGCTTAACCAGATTAACAGCTTCATCAAAATCCAGACCAGAATTAACCAGAGCTATAACAGCTGCAGTTTTCTCTTGGTCTGTGCCGTTCAGACCAGCAGGACCAACGATACCAACTTGAGCTGGAACTTGGTCATTAATAGCACCTTCAGCATGAGCAGTATTACCAGTTTCTTGTTCGTCTTTAGCACTTGTTGAAGCCATAGCGTCAGAAACGATAGCATCGAAGATTTGGTTAATGGTACCACCATTGCCTAGACCATCAGTTCCAGGAGTTGCTTGGAACGACATGTCGTGTTCAGCACGTTGTTGAGCCAGATCAACTTGAGTCTTGTTTGGCACAACCCCAGCAGGGATACCATTTGAAGTGCTCTCGTCGCCTACACCGGCTTGTTTCAGTAATGCTTGAGCTAGTGCTTTACCAGCGTAAGAAGCTTGTTTGTTCATTTCTTCACCTTTGTTAGTTTGTTCAGTTGTTTTGGAAGCAGCTACTTTTTCCATGATTTCTTTTGCAAGATCTGATCCAGCTTTGAAAGCCGCTGATGCAGTTTTTTCTTGATCTTTCTTACCGGCCAAAGTTACGCTTTTGTCGCCGTCTTCTTCTTCTTCATCTTTAGCAGTAACTTTAGCAGCAGCTGCAGCTTTGTCTTCCGCTTCTTTATCGGAGGCATCGCTAGCAGATTTTTCTAAGTCTTGCAAAAGACTATCAAGAGTATATAATTGGTTCATTTTTGATTAGTCCTTTTAACTATATTTTTAAGGTAGCTTAATTCTACCTAGTTGGGTGTTCCTTGTCAAATCTTTATTGATTCTTTATAATCTTAACCATAGCCGCTTTAGCCAGTTGGTATGTAAGTTTATAATCAGATGCTGACTTAACTAGAATTATTTTAACCGGTGAATTACCGTTAGTGTTTACAGATTCTTTCATTCTTGCTTCGATGGCACGAGTGATGTACCATTTTGCTGCAACTGCTGCACTACCTATTGATAGTATAGTGTGGATTATTCTAATCAAACCTTCTTTACCTTCTGGTTGAAGGTTGACTGCTTTGAATCTTTCATAATTAGTTGGTTCGATATGAGGGCCGTTACCAATGTATCCAACGTTACTATATTCAGATGCTCTTTTTTCTACAAATTCTGGGAGTAAAGAACATTCAGGAATAGATGATTTTAAAGTTGTTGCAATATCAAAACTAGGATCATGTGAGGTATACTCTTCTTCAGAGAAGGTCATGTTTTTAGCACCGGTTTCGTGTACCACTGAGGCAACGAGCGAACCAATTCCTTCTGCACTTGGTCCCATAGTTTTACGGGCTATAAGTTCTGATAAAAAAGTAATAGAAGGACTAATTCCTAAATCTGCCATAGTGGCAAAGATTTCAGGTAATTTGAAGTGTTGTAACATACCAATAACTTTTAAATCAGGATCTTTAACCTTATTTAACATAGGTTCAAGACTCTCTGAGTAATCAGCTATGTCTCCATCCACTTCTTTGATAAATTCTGATAATTTTTTAAACGCAGCTCGTTTTTCTCCATCAACGATTTCGTCTGCTGATGCAGCATCGACTGATCCAATGATTCTACCGTTTTCACTTGCTACTTTTTGTAGCACTGAACTGGTAACATCAGCGGGACGAATGACAATACTCATATCGAAGAACTTAAGAGGAGCAACATTTAATGCCATAACCTTACGTCCATCAGGATAAACTTTACCTAAATTTTCACTTAGATGCTCACAATACTCTTGACGAGTATGAGCTTTGTTTCCACAGATCGAACATACGTCATATGGTGTGCGGCAGGCCATCGAAGTAGCTGGAAAGTCTCCAGTTTCTATACGAGCAACAACGTCACTACCTTTGTCTTTATCAATCCATGCTATGATTTCCACACGATGCATACGTTCGTTATAAATAGCGAAGATAACCTGACCAATAGCAATAGCTGGATTTTTGTTTATATGGTTACGGAATATATGAGCAGGACTAGTTTCAAAAGTTTTGTAACAATCAATTAGATTATGCTCTGGAAAATAATCGGCGTTACGATTAGCTCCATACCATTCACCAGCACCCATAGCCAAGATGTGTACATATACCTTGTTTGGTTCTGGTTTAATTTGTGATGTGAAATCACGAATGCGAATATCTGCAGACGCTTGTTTTAAAAGGCCTCTTGAGCTATTAAAATCCAAGATAGTAACTTGTGGTTCATCTTTGAAAATAGATGAATTATCTATAAGTTTAGTTAAGGCCATTATCTTGTAGGGTTATTAAACTTTGGTCTAGTAACAGCCACAGGAGAAGGGGCCAGAGTAGAAGTACTCAAAGTTTTATTGATGTTGTTTAATGCAGTTAAGGACTTACGTTCTATATTAGATTTATCTTCAGTAATTTTAGTAGCAGCTCTAGAATTATGATAATTAGCTAAGCCAAGGCCCAAACTAACTGAAGAGATCCCCACTCCTAGCTTTCCTGTTCTATCAAGATTCTTGCTCATAGCAATTTTCTCTAGGTATCTATTCACGCTTGCCCCTTTACTCATTTCTTGATACGGTCCGTCATCGCTTTGATTATATTTAAACTGTGAGTTTAAATTACCAGTAACGTCTGCGTTCGAACGAATTTCTTCAGCGTAAGAACCTAACGCTAATTTAGTAGAAGTTTCTGGTAGTTCTGTTTTCATCTGTCAATTATATATTATGTATACGATTTTGGCGAGAACGTTGTGTTATCTTTGTAACGACCTTCTAACTCAGTAAGAGTTTTGATAGTCATTGGGTCAATACTTTCCCCCTGAATAGCATTAGCTAAAACTGAACTTAACAAATTAGGATCAGTTGCAACGTTAGGAGCAAATTTGAACATTGTTTCGGCGTATTCACGAACTTTGTTTTTATTAGCTTCTTTAACAATACGGTTAGTGGCTATAACTTTTTCTAGTGAAATTAAGAATTTAGTGTGTAGATTATTGTTGTTAACAATTCCAGCCAAGCTCCCAACACTTTGAATACCTGCAGCCATAAGAATACCACCAACTCCCTCACCCAGAGCTTTACCAAAACCTACTTGTAAAGAAGTCCCTATAGTGCGAGTACCTCCACCTGTAGGAGTAGAATTTCTAGCTCTTGTAGTCATAGCGGCCTTAACAAAGCCTACTACAAAATCTGCTTGAGCTTGGGCATCATCAACATATTTCTCTGCTGCGACTGCGTGTAATTTTTCTAACATTATTTTACCTTTTAGTTTTGACGTTGTAGAGTGTCCCAAGCATCTCTGCTTCCACCCGTGTCTTTATTTTTTCCTGGAGAATAAACGGCAGCATCAGTAGCAGCCAAAAGTCCAGTTCCTAGAACAGCACCTACACCAACTTTTTTAGCAGTTGGGGATAAAGGAATTTTACCTAATCCTTCTCGAATTTTGTTAGTAGTAGGCAAGACTTTGTTAACCATATTGCTACTGGTATTTTTAATGGCTTGGCCCATTGTTTTAGCTACAGCACTCACAGGAGTACTTATAGTTTTACCTATGCCAGTGCCAAACATTTGAACACCTTTACCAATGATACTAGCAATACCTGCTTGCTTAACTAAATTGGCTCGGGTTTGTAATTCTTCTTTTTCTTTGATACCTGCTGAAACTTCTTGAGCTTCTTTAACCAGTGCTTGAACTTTCTTTACAGATTGTAATTCAGCTTCTTTAAAGATACCAGTATTAGATTGATTAATAACTTCGCCATAAACCAATTTGGTCAGTAAAGCTAAATCACGACCCTCAAATGCAGCAGCTAATTTTTCTAATCCTTGAGGATCAGCTTTAATAACACCAGCAGCTTTAAATAGTTCAGGAACAATAGTAATACTACGATCTTTTAGCTGCTCTAACTGCAGGGCATTTTCAGAAGCCATTTTCAAAAAGTAAACTTGTTGTTCAGCAGCGACTAAATCTTTTGCCATCTTACAAGCTTCTTCTTGGGAATTAAGAGGCAATCTACCATCTTCTTGTAGAGGTGCAGCGATTCTAGCAGCTGTGGCAATTTTACTCATACTGAAATCTTCAGGAAGTGCTACTGCTCTCATGACCTCAGCATATTTACACAATGGAAATTCCACTGTACGATCAGCTGACATTTCTAATACTTTTAAATATGCAATAGAGTTAGTTGCCTCTACTGCACGATGAATTTGTTCTGAGTTCATTTCGTAAGCAGCAGCTTGTTTAGCAAGACCTTGGCTTAATGGAATTTTGTCATTTAGAAATGACTCAACGCTTTTAACGGAGATATCTCTAATTTGATCGCTTGAAATTAATGGCATGTCTAATCCTATTTATAATTCTTATGATTTATTTTAGCCGTGAATTTACGCAGTTTAGGCTTCTTGATCCGTTTAGGACGATGAACCGATCTTTCACTTCTTGGAGATTCCGGTGGACGTAACAACATACAAACTTTAGTTAAATATCTGTTTTCCGTTGGTTCATCCAATTCTTCTCTTAGTTCCGAAATTTTCTCTAATAATTTACTCATAATATTCAGGTAGGTATTATATGGTCATTATGTACTTCTTCATTTAATTCTAAAGATAATTTATAACAAAATTCATAACTTTGTTTTATCTTTATTAAATCTGCCCATAATGGTGTTCTTTGTTTTATGTAATCAGTTCTTAATTTATATTTATGATGATAATAGGGTTTATTATTAAGGTAATGATTTCTAAATAATATTTTTGCTTTTTCAGTATTTTCTTTATGTTTATTTTTAGATCTAAGATTTACACATTGTATACCTGATATACCACTAAGGTATCTTTCACAAATATGACCATTGGGGCAAGGTGTTCCTGTGAAATATTTTTTATTCCTTTGGTTTTAGCTTCTTCTTTAGTTATTAACATCTAGACTATCTAACCCCTCAAAATCAGGAACTACTTCACTAAGAGCGATTTCTAAATCCTTACGAGCAGCTGCATTATCTAGAACCCAAAGTTTAAGAAGACGAGCGATGTCAAGTGATAACTTAACCCATTTAGTGCTTTCTTTACTAGCTTCTGAAACATTGCCATTAAACATAGCTTCTTTGGCTTTATAATGACAAGTAGTAAATAGGTTTTGTAATCCGTCAATAGGAGAAATGTTTACTTCTTTTCCTAAACGCCAGGCAATAAAATCTAAGCCTTGAGACAAAGCCCATAGCTTTAGTAAACCTTCATTTTTATCGTGACAGTTTAACAACTCCATTTTAGAAAGCTTATCTAATCCAGTTACTTCGTAGAATACATCTCTGTACATCGTTAGGACATCCAGAGGTATTTCTATAAGATCAGATATTTTCTGTAGGTCACCAGAAGTCAAAAGGGAACTTTCAACGTAACCCTTTTTCAGTGGACTTTCATTTATCTTCTTCGCTGCTGCATAGAGGATAGCCTCGGCACAGGTCTCATCTTTTAGAATTTTATCTACTAGTGGATCCTGGCCAAGGGTCTTTTTACGTAAAAGAATTCCTCTAGCATTTACAGGCATTTCGTTCTATTATTTCTTTTCTGGTTTAATAGCTAACATTTCTTGTAATTTTAAGAAGTTGTCACCTAGCATACGATACACTGCTTTCAACGAAGCCAAGAATGCGAACACTCCGTCTGCATCATTATTTTCAGCAAGTTCACTTATATTAACACGAGCTAAGAAAAGAGTACGACCTAGTTTATCCATACATTCTTCGATATCTGGTAGGTATTCTTCTATCAACTCGTACATGTCTGGTGTTTGTAACAATTCAGAAATGATAGTGACTTCAGCCGTTTGTGCATCACCAAGTTTTAAAGCATTGGTAACGTTAGGCATGAAAGAACCATTTAATCCAACCTTAGGAGCAGGATTCATTTCTTGGCCATACTTAGGAATTTCTGCTGGTTTAAAGCTAGTATCTCCTGCACGTTTAGTTAGGTAAATTTTTGTGTATCCACGTTCAGCTGCTTGTTTAATAAACGTTTTAGCCAGACTAGGATCAATACCTTCTTCTGCTGCGAGTTTGTTCATCATAGCATGTTCACCACCAATTGGTAATCCATTAACAGAATATTCGATACCATCAAATCCGATATCAAGTTGTTCACCAAGTATACCGGCTTCAGTAATTTCACGAGTTTTAGCAGCTGAGTTTACTGAACGTTCCAGCAGACCTGTTATAGAATCTTTAAGTTTTAACACTAAAGATGAGTACGGCATGTAAATTGTTTTACCCTGAGCTTGAGGACGTAATCCATAATTACGATATGCTAATAGTGTGTAAGAACCATAAGGAATACCTCCACGAGCTGAGGCTTGGATTTCAATGCCTAAATTAGTGATAGTAACTCTATGTGCATTGAAAACGCCCAATAGTTCAGCGTCACCACTAATAACAGCAAAAGTGTCACCAACGCTTACATCTGCTGGAAGTACTGGAGGTAGATTACCAAAGATACTTTCTAGCACTTCTGTGCGATCGAGTTTGGCACCTACAGTTACAAATGAATCAGAAATAGCGTAATCACCATTAGCGAATAGAGCAACACTATCACGCTTAGCAGCACCATTAACCCCAACATCCATAGCTTTTGGAATAAATGCTTCACGGCTAGAACCATTTGAAAACATAACTTCATGATCACTATTACCGTCAATTTCAGTTACAGAAGTAAATTTATTGTCATCATACGATTGTGACGATATGGCAATACGACGAGTAGGCTGAGTTCCAGAAACGTGGAAACCATCGTTTAGAATAGACGAAATTTGTTCTGCTGATAGATTAGTAGCGGCACCAGTAACAATAGAGATCGGTGAGGCGTTAGTAACTGCAGCTAAAGATTGTACTTTAGGAGTTAGGGCTGCAAAAATATCTTGAAGTGAAAATAGTTTGTGTAATTTTTCATACACTGATTTTTCTTCAGCAATTTTTTCAAGAGTAAATGTTTTCAGATAATTAGGCATTGATTCCAAAAAATCACCTAAACGAGAAGCCGAAGCGTACACGAATTTACCTGTACGTGGCGGATTAATCATCTTAGTTACATCAGGGTTTTGATTAACTATTGCTGGAATTTTACTTGGCTTACCTTGAGTTAACTTACTAGACGTGATAATCATGTCTGTAGTTTTTTTAGTAATAGGGAAGAATTTGCCCTTTGAAGCAAAGAAAATAGAATCTACTGGATAGACATTATCCATTTTAGAAATCACAGGAACATAAAAAATTTCGTTGCCGACACGTAGCACGAAAACTCCGACTTTAATATCAGATTCATTTTTCAAATCTTCTGTAACATCTTTGAAAGTTACGATAGAGCTACCTAGTTCAGGCACGGTCTGAAGTAGTTTTGCCAGTGCTACTGAATAGAAATCGAATTCTTGTTCCACGTAAATTAATCCTTAAAGTATAGAAGTATTTTAATCTCCGTATCGAAGATTACTTATTTTACTATATAAACTGAAAACTATCAACAACCAGCTATTGATAAGTTATTTCCGCTTGCTATAGTTTGTGCCGGTCCTGTTGGAGAAGCGTTATTAGCTACAGCCTGTCCACTGCTTTCTGTTACTGGTAATCCTGTGGGTCCTTGCCCGTTATTAGCTATTTTATACGCCTCTCCTCTAATTATAGAATTAGCGTAAGCCTCTGGAGTAGTACCAGGTTTATCAGATGCTCCTAATCCTAAGTAGGCAGCAACAGCAGCGGTTAATTTATTAGAGTATGTTCCAGTTTTTACTAAACCAGGAGCAAGTTCTTTATATTTGCCTTCTAACACCACTAAAGCACATTTAATTTGTTTCTCGTACGTGTCATCCCCTAGTAGAATTGTTTCTACAGACTCTCCTGGATTCACTAAACAATCAGAAGTTATATCAGGACGTAATCGTTCCATCTCAGATTTACCACTAGGCCCAGCACCTTTTATAACATACCAACCAGTAACTTGGCCAAGCCCAAAAGCAGCGTTAGCATTAACTATATTGGTTTTTTCTAAAGCCGTTCCAGAATTATATTTGCTAGATATGGCAGAAAGTTTTAATAGTTTTTTTAAAGCGTCATCTGAGTAGCTAATTCCTCGCTTAGAAACAAAAGAACTTTCCCTGTAAATCATAGCCATCACAACATTAACTATATCTGGAGCTTGGCCTAAAGTATTAGCAAAGTTTGCTTTTAGTTGGTCAACCACTAGTTGTCTAATTATCTGCCTATTAGCAGGAGATGACACAACTTGTTTAGCCATACCATTAGAGGTATTAGTACTTACCATCTGTAGGATCTCCGAATTCTGTACCCATCATATAAGAAGCAATAGGATCAGTTGAATGAATTGCACTCTCTTCGTTATAAGCGGCGGCATTTTCAATCGTGTCTTTAAGTTTATTAAATGACAGTTTAGATACCCAATTTTTATCTAGTAACTTAGCAGTTTGTAAACCAGGAACAATAGGAGTTACTCTAAGTTTAGATGAGGATACATCTACTTTAGTAATACCTTTTTCTTTTAATTCCTGAACGTGGTTATAGTCTAATAGAGTACCTGGAGTTAAATCCAATACTCCTTTAGCTAAAACTTTGCCTTCAGCATCGTCAATATCGACTACCTTTTGATGCCCAATAAGATATTTAGCAATAACATCCACATTAAGTTTATCGCCTGGTAGAAATCCAGTTTCACCCGGATCTATCACTTGTACGTATTTGATAAGGTTACGTGCAATCAATTCAAAGTGACGAGGGTCTAATCCTCCACCATAAATGTGACGCAGTTCGTCAGCCATGTATTTACGGCCAGCACCCATACCACGTAGATGTACTAGTTTACGAGGATTTATAACTCCAGTAGATATGCGATCACCTTGTTTAACATGGTCACCAGCTTTAACTACCAATTCTTGATTAATGGGAACGAAGTGTTTTTGTCCTTCGATGTATACGTTATGATCACCTAGAGGGGTTTTAACAATTGACTCAACAAGGCCATTAACATTAGAAATAGTAGCTTCATCTTTAAAATTCTCAGATGGATTCATAAGAATATTAGAAGCTTGTTCGTAAGCATTACCCTTACGTTCACCAACTGTGGCTCTGTGTTTGGTTGATAACATAGCCTGTGTCAAAACTTCAGTTACATATTGAGCGGCTATGACCCCAACGTTTTCACCAATATTAGGCATTTTACCATTAGCCATTAGTCCGAAACATTTTTTACAAACTCCGTCTGGAGCTTCACAAGTCATAGAACTACGGACTTTAACTTCTTTCTTTCCAGAGTTTGCAAGTTCAGCTTGATAGTCTTGTGTAATTTCTCTATTAGTTCCAGCCTCAAATCTTCCTGTAACAGATTTTTTATCTGAAACATCTTTCATGATACCGTTCTTAGTTCCACAATCATCTATTGTAATGGTTTCGTGAAATACGGTTGGAGATAACTTCTTGAACAAGGCACCAGGAAGGGCTGTGGAGAGCTGTGCTAACACTGTTGAGGCCCTACCCATGTAACTCATGGCAAGATGCTCAGCGGGGCTCATACCCTCTGCAAATGAATGTTTGATAACAATAGGGAGTAACTCACCTTTAATGTTTGAAGACATCAATGGAGTTGAAGTACCAACGGCTAATTGTTTAGGATTACCACGAGCACCAGTGTTAGCCATCATAGCTGCAACTGATCCTTTACCTAATAAATAGTCCAGATTTTGTTTTTCAATCATACCATTATACTTACCGGTAAGATTTGTCAAAGCATTATTAAGTTCAACTTTATTTTTTGTTTTTTCTTTTAAGTCTTTAACTTTATAGTCGAATTCTTTAATGATAGCTTGACGTTCATCAGAGTCATTCATGTAATCCGAAAGAGGGGTACTCGCTCCAATTTCGGTAGCTTTATTAAAGAATTGCTGGCCAAGATTATTAATATGTTCGTGAGCTTCGTCTCCCCCATGCTCTAACAACATATTGACGAGGTTGGACATTCCACCTTTATCTAAACGACGATGGATATCAAATCGGTTTTTCGATTCTTCGGTAGGCATTCCATGCTTTAAAAGCAATGCACCGGCAGTAGTTAGTTTTTCGCTCATGTTACTATTTTAGAAGTTGTTGTTTGGAATTTCTTGGCTTACCCATTTTTGGTATAGATACTTTTCTTTTATGTTCCTCTGAATGTTTTCTACCTTTATTACCATTTTCTTTTTTAGGTCCTATAATTTTTTCTTTTTTGAGGTATACTCTTCCAGATTTTAGTAAAGATTCAGAAATTTTTAGCTTTTGTTCCTCTGACTATTATTATATGCTTTATTTCCTCCGGACATAACTGTAGCAGCAAAAATTATTCCTAAATGACTAGGATATAATTTTATTAATAATTGATGTGCCACGTAATGTTCTTCAGTAGTTAATGAAACTAAATTTTCTAAATCATTAGACCCTCTTAGGCATTTAGGAATGGTATGATATTTTTCAGTGTCAACTTCTTTTGACAAATTTCTATTTTTTGCTTTAACTATTAATCTGTCGTATATAATTTTATAATTCATATTTCAATTTTACACTATCGTAGACGTTTATGGTATAAGTAAAGTGGGAGAAAACGTTGTATCCCGATTTTACAATCCACAGGAGAAGTAACATGACGGTAGATGAATTTAACAATCAGCCCAGGCCAACTTTTGATCAACGAGTAAAATTTCCTATAAAACAGGAGATGATTCGTTCATCCAATGTTAAGCCTCGTCCATTTGTCCCGCAACTTATGACATTACTCGGTAATGCTCGAAGGGGATAAAAATGAGCCACTCCAATCAATCAGCATCAGAATTAAAGACTTTTGCTTTCAGATGTGAGTGGATTGACAAATCCAATAATCCTGACGGATTTACCTATGCAATAACAGGTAAGGATTTGGAGGAAGAAATAATTCGTCGTCAGAACCGATGCGGCGGTAAAGCTATTAAAAGAAAAGTAGTTCTGGTGCGATATCCATTCTGGGAAATGATAAAGTCCAGGAAAGTACCGGTATATTCCACAGTCGAGGGTAAACACCCCGACGATGTAGAAAAGTTCATTTAATAACCTGTAATATAACTTGGAGTAAAGTATGACTAACAAAACCAAACCTTTGCAAAGCATTCGTGCTCGTATCTTTCTCGTACTTTCCTCTCAGCCATTGAAAGAATGGGGAATTTCCGAAATTAAAACGGTGCTGGCCGCAGAAGGTTATAACCCATCTTCTGTAAAACCAGCAATCATGAAGATGTACAACGAAAACCTCGTCACTATCGCTTCTGGCGGTGGCCGTGGTAATCCGTACTTGTTCAAACCAGTACATGGTGCCCCGGTTCCTATCGATGACAAAGGTTACAAACCACGTGCTAATCGCAAGACCAAGCACATCACCAAGGTCAGCAAAATGGCTCGTAAGGTTAAGGCTGAAGTTGCCAAAACCAACAAAACAATCCGTGAAGGCAAGGCACCAGTGCTGACACCTATTATAAAGTCTGTACCAATTGATAAAAAAGTGCATTCTCAAATAATTGGTATCTTGGCTGATGGTGTGGTTTCGGTGAAGGACATTAACCCTAACGTCCCGTACCTGTTGTACCATGGCAAAATAATGCCGTTGGCCGAAGTCAAAGAAATCCTCAAACAATGGGAAGTTCTGACCGAGGCATTGAAAGGCTTGTAACTTAACGAGGTAATCATGGCCAAAAAAGACATTCGGTATCAACTTGGTGAAGTATGTAAGTGGTCAAGAGACCACCAGGTAGTGTTCCGCTATGTGGACATTTATCAGTCTAACCAAACAACTTCTAGTTTGAGTCATCAGACTATTTCCCTTCCAGAAGAAGAGGCTCGTAAGTTAGTTAATTACATGGCCAATTCTCGTTGAATTAAAACGGCGCTCTTATAGGCCGTTTTTTTAGTTTCATTAAATCGTTTGTATTTGGTAAAAGATTGATAGATACAACCTATTTAGGAAAAACATGGAAGATGAAATCACAGAAATAACCGAAGAGTCTTCGGTGTTTATGAAACTTATGCCAGTCATTGATATATCTTTTTTAGATACTAATGTCGTGGGTAACGCTTTATTTTACTCAGGATATGATGAAGACGATGATTTATTATCCGATCAGTACTTTGAATGGCACATGGGTTGGAATGGAAATGAATTCGCAAAAGCATTGAACATAGCTTTATTGGCTAAACAGGTTCCAGAAAATTCTGTTATCCTGCTGAAAATGTATTAATTATTAAGGAATATTTATGGGCGGAAAAGCTCTGTTAGAAAAACATCCGGGCATTAAACGCTTGACCCGTGATGAATTTGCTATGATATCAAACGAACTTGTTCAGAAGTTTCGTGGGTTATTCAGAAATTACAATACTGAAATTCGAGTCCTTCCCACTTATTCAGATAAGACGAGTTTTGGAGATGTAGACTTTATTGTAGATGCTAGTAGACTACCTCAAGGTATAGATGGTGATAATTGGAAACAGATGATTATCCAGCATTTCAAACCTAAAGCTGTTGTAGAAAATGGAAATATATTCTCGTTTGAATATAAAAATCATCAGATAGATATTATCTCCGTGATTTCTAATAACTACGCATTTTCATTTCAGTATTATTCATATAATGGAATGGGTAGTTTGATGGGTAATGTGGCTAAGGCCATGGGGTTGAAACTAACTGAAACTGGATTGTATCTTCCAGTTTACCAAGGTCAACAAAAAATTGAAGATATCCTAATCACTAATGATTGGGGTCAAATGTCCAGCGTTTTAGGTTACGGTAGTAACCGATATGGGTACTCTTTTGATCGTCTTTCTTCAATCCTTTCTTATTTATCTTCGTGTGTCTACTTCTCTCAGGAGTTATACAACGTAGAAACTATGAATGCTGATGAAAGAGGGTCTTACGGTAATCTACCTATATACAAAGATTTTGTAGAGTACATAACGGCACACAAAGCTACTTTGAAAAACTATAATTTTGAGTCCAGTCCTAAGCCTTGGATGTCTTTGATTAAAACAAGTTTTCCACAAGTGGTTGATCGTAGTAAAGAACTGATGGAAATTCTAGCTAAAGAAAGAATTTTTAAGCAGAAATTCAACGGTGAAGTTATTATGGCTGCTACCGGTATTACAGAAGGTAAAGGTCTTGGTAAATTCATCGAAGCTTTTAAGAAATCCTTTCCCGGACCTTTAGAGTTTGATATTTTTATTATGAGCTCTTTGCCTTCCACAATTGAAGAAAAACTGAAGGCTTTTCAGGAAGAATATGTTAAGACTTTGAAAGTGGAAACCAGTATTGGTAAATTAACTGCTGTTAAAGATTTATCTAAAGAACCGAGATTAGATAAAAACCCTAATTTTAGAATTGATTCCAATCCCGTATCTGAAAGTGATCATATTCGAGAAATACTCCTTGAACAAATAACTCTAGAGTACGAAGATGAACGAGCATCTACTTTACAAGCTCGGCAGTTAGTTGAAGTAGTTACAGAACTACCATCCTCTCCTCCTCCACCTTTGGCTGCTATTCCACGAGCCCCTAGACCTCCACGGCCTATGGTAGCTTTAGAAGCTATTGATGTTCCTAGCCAAGAAGAAGCTGAAGAAATAGTTCGAGAACTACAGTCTCGATCGTAGTATAATAGACGGTGCTGTATGGCCGTCTTTTTTAGCCTTAACAAGTCTTAAAATAGAAATACCATGTTCAAAGATAATACTCCAATTTTACTCACTCGACAACTACACTTAGCTGATAGAGCAGGTAGACACTATGACATTCGTTTAGTGTTGGGAGACAAAGCTTATTCCTGGGCTACTCGTAAGGATATGCCAGCAGTGGGAGAAGCTATAGCTTTGTACGAACAGCCAGTTCACACTGCAGAATATGCCATGCGTAGACGTATAGTTATCCCTAGAGGAAACTATGGTAGTGGAATAACCACTTTAGATTTTGTTAGAAAAGCATTAGCCACTAACAGTGATGGTGGTAAAGATAAGTTTGTACTTACGGTTCCAGAATCTGGTGAACGTTATTTGTTTAAGAAATTTGGTGGACAGAACGGGAATACTTGGATGTTAAAGAACCTAGGTGAAAGAAAAATAGAAGAGACTCCAGTGACTAATAAATACTTAGAAAAAATAGCGTCATTTAGACCAAAAAAGAATAATGAACCTAACGGTAAATTTGAAGACCGAGCAGGGTTTAAGAGTCGCTTTGCTGAAATGTTTGATGCTTCAGTTAAAAGTCGTAAGATGAACAAAGATAAAGTAAAGAATTATAAGTGGGGTAAAGCTGTCGGGATTGCCAACAAGGATGGACATTTGGTGAAATTAATGGTACCATCTAAGACTGAGCCTGGTAAACATTTCACTCTTAAACATCCTGATTATAAAGGTAAATAATAAATAGGTATCTTGAGAAAATAGAAAGCAAGTAAGTGCTTGACTCCTAATGCCATTTATCAATTATCTGTTAACCCTATCGAAAATAGTATTGGAGTTAAAGTTTTGCTTCCAAAACATATAATCATCCCTTCTGAGCATAATTCTAAATTAAAAATGGAAATGCATGATTCGCTAGAATCGATATTAGCCAAGTATTTTATAAAAACAAAATTAAATGTACCCACGTCATAAATATGTAGAACCTAATAAATTAGCTTGGCAGGATGTTAAAAATCCTCATGCTACACTTAAGTATGATGGCGGGCACTACTATTTATGTGTAACTTCAGATGGAACTCTCAAATACTACTCACGTCGAGAATCTGTAAAAGGGGGATATCCAGAACGCTCTGAGAAAATTCCACATCTCGCAGATAAAAAAATGCCTGAATACGCAGGGCAAACCTTTGCTGTGGAATTGATCCATAGTGGCTTTAAAAAAGGTGCTAAAGAATCTCACTCTGCTGCTGGAGGTATTATTAACTCATTAGCTCCTAGGGCTATTCAAACTCAAAAAGACACTGGACCAATCCGTGCTGTACTTTTGGATGTTATTAACCCCCCTTTAAAAACGTATGGTGCCAAGGTTGCACATATGGAGAAATTCGAAAAAGACTTCGGTAAGTCCGATGTTCTATGGGTTCCTCCAGCAGCTAGAACTAAGGAAGAAATCGTTAAACTTATTAATACAAGTAAATTAGAAAATCGTGAAGGAGTTGTAATCACAAGTGCTACAGATCCTGAAGAGAATAATCCTCGTATTAAAATTAAGCACTACGATACGTATAATCTTCGTCCAGTAAAAATGTACGAAGAAGTTGATATTCGTGGCAAACCTAAAGGTGCAATGGGAGCCGTGGATATGGTTGACGGTTCTGGTCGTGTTGTAGCTACAGTTGGTAGTGGTTGGAATAGAGAACAACGAAATGCTGCTTGGAAGAATTTTTCTGAGTGGAGTAAAGATCTGCAACAAGTTAAGACTATGGGCTGGGGCTCTGTTGATGGTAAGTTACGTCAACCGGTGTATAACGGTCCTGCTGATGGTGAGTTAGATACAATTTAGAGTTAAAAATTTGGTATAAGTAAGATGTGAGGATAATAAAACAAACCCACAAATCCAACTCAATAATTCCACCACAGGAGTTTACACATGGAACTTACAGCATCCAATGTTCATACCGTTTTAGTCGATTGCTTGCGTCCAGGATTGACCAATGAAACAACTACCGTCGAAGGCATTATTAACAGCTTTCGATTTTCAGTTGACAAATTGAAGTACTATTCCAAAAGCATTAACAAAATGCTCGATCAACTCCCGTTTGAATTCCGTGAAGACAAAGGCGGTGGATGGTCATTTCTGCAAGCTGGCATTACAAACAAAGGTATTCAATGGGGAGACCAACGTGAGATGGAAATTCTCTTCGCTCTCGGCCTTGCCATTGGATCAGTCATCACTACTGTTCCAAGAAAAGAATGGAAAACCCTTCCTGGCGGCATGCCTTATTATGCTGTTCTGAATGAAGAACACCGTCATCCAATTCCCGATTAACGAGGAGAACAATATGTACGCTTATCCAATACTCAACATCGTATTTACCTGGTTGCTTGCCGGGTATTTACAATATCTGTTTACTGTTAACAAAACAAATGATTTCAACCGAAAAGTACTTCAAGTTTTGGAGATAGGTGCAAATATGTATCTATTGACTTTACTTGACATGCGTACTCGTAAACTTCATATTTACGGCAAAATAACAGTTGTTCTAGTAGTATTGCAATACGCTGGTATAGCGTATTGGCAAACAACAGAAGTTTACAAATACTTAAATTCCTGGTGGTGTGTGTTTGCGTACGTCCTCGGCTGTATAGTATTGTTCAGTGCGGCTAAACATTTATACACCAATACGTACTTATCGATACGGGATGACAAACCAATTCCAATGTAACAAAAAGCCCCGGTTTTACTCGGGGCTTTCTTTTTTAGCTTAACTAAAAATTAGTTAAATACAACGAAACTAAGAGAAGAGTGGTCAAACCACCGTTAACAGATTCTAACGAAACTAGCACAGTGCTTGAAGCAGTTACTAAATTATTAGTAACAACAACAGACGATGCACCAACAGCAATAGCTACACGGCCACGAACGGCATGGATAGTTGCAGCACCAGGGGTACCACTTGTATCAACTACGCCGTTACTATTTTTTGCCAATTAGCCATGATTAGTTCCCCGATGAGCGCCTAGCGGAAGACCTTTTGGAGCTGTGTAATCAGCAGATGAACTATACAGAGTTACAAATGGAGCATCAGGCGTAGCTTGAGCTTGGATCGAAAACGCTGTCAGAGCAGCTGAAGTACCACTGGAAACAACTTGAACGAAAGTTTTAAGTGTACCTGCAGTTTTAAATTGGATGACTACTGTTGGTGTTGATCCAACTAAAGTAGTAGCGTCCCCGCTTTGTTATTTAAACGCACCTGGTACTACCGAGGTGACTGTTGCTGGATTTGCCATTATTTATTTCCTTTTAAAAGTATTTAATTACAAACTTCACGGGTGTAGTATTACCCGTGAATGATATCAGTTAATATTTCAACTTACTTAAAAACCCTTAATCAAGGTGTACCCTGCTGTAACACCGGTACCAGCAGTAGATACACGGCCTCTTAGAAACTGAGTGTTAACATTGGTTACTTGTAACTGGACAGTACTTGACGCTACTGCTGTTAAAGGTGAACCGATGCTATACCAAGTAGTACCAAAATCGTCCGAACCTTCTAATTGAATAGCATTAGCAGTAGTAGAAATAGCTCCACTATTAACAATTACTTGAACGTTACGGCAAGACTGAACAGTCAAACTAGGAGTTACTGAGTTCAAAGTATTAGGTAAAATTGTACGATCGATAATTTGACGAGTAGCAATTACACTATCACTACTTTGTAATCTATTAATAGCACGAGTAAATGACGGAGTTGTACCAGATACAGTTTGTACATAACGAATACGATTACCAGTCAATGGAAGCTTGGGACTACGATACATACCAGTAGCAATGATACGGGGAAAATCATACACCCGGAACCAGTTAGTACCAGTATCATCAGATTCTTCAATACCAACGTCTAAAGTAGGAGTTGTACCAGAAACAACAGTTACTGGAATATTAACTTCATAACTTGTCCCAAAAGTAGGGGCAGGCGCAGCAGTAGTTGTAGTTGTTGTTAACGCAGCAGAAGCTATATCAGCTATAGTACCTGGAATACCTAAGTTACCAGAAGTAACTGCACCTACAGTTGTAACAGTACCAGAACCTATAACTACTGTACCAATACTATTAGCTCCGGTAGGGAGTGCAGCTGCAACTGTAACAGGTAAAGAAGCTTGAGCTGTTTGAGACTTAACAGAAGTAACAGCAACTGTCTGTGGAGAATAATTATCTACAGCCACAAAACCTACTGTCCAAGTTGTAGTAGAGGCAGGAGCTGTAGAACCATTTAACGAACGAATTTGTAAGAATAGTGGGTAAGTAGAATCAGCAACGTTAGATACACGAGAAGCTCTTACCACAGCTTGTTGAGTTGTAGAAGAAGCAATCAATTGATCTAATAGGGAAACAGTATCATCTTCAACTGATAGTAATCCCATATGGCCGGGTGATGCTGTAGTGTTGATAGTGGCAGCAGTAAAACCAGAGTTCCAACCACGACGTTGACAATCAAAGTTTAAGTTGGTAGCAGTAGCTCCTGTGTATTGAATTTGATGATAATTCCAACCAAATAAAGACACGGTTCCGGTACCTGAAGCTGGCCAACCAGCAACAGTAAATGTAATGTTATTTCCAGATACTGATGCGATGGTGTAACGACCAGGTATAGCACCTGCAACACTGGTAATACCACCAACATATATAGACTGACCAACGTTCGCCGCTGTGAAAGAGCTACTTGGAACTGTAACTGTAATGGAAGTAGCAGAATTAACTGTTAAAGTTAAAGCATCTCCGATGACGTCAACCATCTCAATAAATAAGTTGGCATTAACAATACGTTGAGAAGCAATGACTTGCCATTTAACAAGCATAGAATCTTTAAAACTAACTAATGATCTAACAATTGTTTCTGAGTTGGTAGTAGTACCAGTAGTCATTACTAAGTTACCACCAGTTTGTAAGATAGTTTGACCAGATCCAGTAAACATGGTATTAAAAAATGTGGAATCAGCAGCAGCAGCTACAGCAGCAGCAAAAGTTACTCTCCATTTTTGTGCTGGTAATGTACGAACAGGTATGAAAGTATCAGTACCTAAAGGAACTGCAGTATTACCATTACTAGGAGTTATCTTAGTTAAAAAAGAAAACCAGTTGGTTAGACCACGTTTAATAGCAGAAATTATAGAATAGTTACCAGTACCATCAGCACCAGCAATAGTGTCTGTTATGGCTCCTTGGCTTGTATCCATATTACCTAGACTAGCATTAGTCACCGCAACAGTACCACTAATTGGAACTGTAGAGGCTCTCAATTGAGTATCAGTTAAAGGCTGTGATAAACCAGTATTGGCAGTAACTGTTCCAGAAATAGGAACAACAGCTGCACGTAATTGAGTATCAGTTAAAGGTTGAGTTAAACCTGTATCTGCTGTGACTGTTCCAGAGATAGGAACTGGTGACGCACGAAGTTGAGCATCAGACAAATCACCCGTAGTAACACTACCACTAATAGGAATAGTTGAAGCTCTTAATTGAGCATCAGTTAATCCACCAGTAGTTACGCTACCACTAATAGGTACGGGAGTTGCACGTAATTGGGTATCAGTTAATCCATTAGTAGAAACCGTTCCACTAATAGGAATAGGGGTAGCACGCATTTGTGCATCAGTAGCTGGTTGAGTTAAACCTGTATTAGCAGTAACTGTCCCAGAAACAGGTACAGGAGTTGCTCTTAGTTGAGTATCAGTTAATGGTTGAGATAAACCAGTACTTATAGTACCACTAACTGGTAACGGAGTAGCACGAATCTGAGTATCAGTAATTCCACCGGTGGATACTGTACCACTAATAGGAATTGGGGTAGCACGCATTTGTGCGTCTGTAGCGGCTTGAGCTAATCCAGTATTAGCAGTAACAGTTCCTGAAATAGGTACAGGAGTTGCACGTAACTGAGTATCTGTTAGCCCACCAGTAACAACAGTACCACTAATAGGTAATGCAGATGCACGTAATTGAGTATCAGTTAAAGGTTGTGACAGACCGGTGTTAGCAGTAACTGTTCCAGAGATAGGAACTGGTGATGCACGAAGTTGAGCATCTGTTAAATTAGTAGAACCTAAAAGTTCTAGATTATTAAAAGAAGGAGCAGTTCCAAAGTCAGCACCAGTAGTAGTATTGTGCCAAATATATACTAAAGTGGTAGGAGAATCAGTAACGTCTAGTACTTGAGTATAACTGATAATATCATTGACACTAGCCCCTGAAAACGCAGTTTTACAACGATACATAGTCGTGATTAATTCACGATCATATAAAGCTCCGCCACCGCCGCTTCCACCTCCGCCAGTTATCGTAGGGAGAGTAGAATCTACCCAACCACTGACAGTTAATTTACCAGCAGACACTGCCGGTTCAAAAGCATCGTAGTATAAATCTTTATTAGAGATAGTAACTGAATCTCCTGGGTTTAAATCCCAGGCTTTTCCCTGACGGTCTATAACCGTTACTATGTTGCTATCTATGTTTGTAATTAACGCCATCTTTATCCTTGAGTAAAAAGTGTTAATTAATAATTGACACTATAATTATTTTAGAATGCGGAGAGGTGTATTTTCTTTAATAGTTCCAGCCTTCAACGCAGCTAATGCTTGTTCCTCTGTACCAAATTGGACGGTTTTTTGGGTCTCATCGGGTTCAGTCATATGCACACTACCAATAATAGCTTCATGTCCAGGAGCTACCATTGAGTTACCAACTCCACGACGATAATCATGAATGTGATGCTCTGGTAATAATTTTTGTCTAGCTTCAACTATAGCTTCCGGGGTCATGGGAACCTGAATAGTTAAAGCATCTCCATCATAATCACCTGCGTATAGTGGAAGGTGTAACGGATTTAATCCTATAGTTTTACCCTTAATAGGAACAGGGTAATGCGCAGTAATATTTGTACGCATTAATGTTGGGGCACGATTTAACAATACTGGTATTTGTTTAATCAGTTTATTAAATGATGCTTGTGCAGCAGGGTTACGTGCTTCTATTGCTTTTTTAGCTGATACGAAGTCAAAACCTTGCTTAACTAAATCACGAAGAATATGGAAATTATAAGTAGTCCAGATCATATCTTCTGGAATAGCAGCTTCGTTAAATCCAAGATTAGGCTCGGCGTAAATAGTTCCACGACCAGAAAAGTCTAATTTCTTACTTAGTATTTTAGAATGGAACAATCCGTACTTAGGCCCATTAGTACCACTAATTTGACGAACGTAGCCTTTAAGAGTTTTACCACGTGAAGCACCAGTGATAGCATCCCCTAAACCAAAAATAGCTTTGGCACCGCCGTAGAAATCTTTACGTGCTCCTACCAATTGATCATTAGGTAACAAATCTTTAACATCCCTGAAAGTATTGTTAGCCAACATGTGATCTTTATATAAATCGTTAACGTCAGCATATTCAATCTTGTTGTTACCCATAACCATAACAGGTCTAACAACTGGAGGAGCTACTGGAATATTACGCAATAGATAGGCGTGTTGAGGCTTAAGCTCAGCTCTACGTAATCCTTCAAGATACTTCAATTTTTTAACTAAACTATCTTTCTTGCTTGGACTTTTAGTTGTTTGAATTTCTTGTTTGATACCGTTGAACTGCTTATCTACGTCTACTTTGCTTAGTAGCATTTCGAATGCTGGACCACCGACAACTAGGTCATCGGTGTCCACATCTTCTCTTTGTTTTTCTTTAGCCATGGTTATATTATACGTTATTTCTTATGCAAAGATAACTAATAATATTAGACCAATAATTAATGCTACTATCCCAATAGTTTTATAGGTAGTACTTTCTGGCACAACTGGTACGACCGGAGTCGGTACTGGAGGAACAGGAGTAGGTGGAACTACTGGAACAGGGTCAGGAATAGGTGGAACAGGAGTTGGATCTACTGGTGGCACAGGTACTGGAACCGGATCAGGTACAGGTGTTGGAGTAGGAGGAACCACTGGAACTACTACGGGTGCATGTAGAATAAAATCGGGATTGATAGTGTTTTTAATTTCGGCAAATTCTCTAATAGCAAAGAAATCAAAACCATTATCAAGAATGACTGAAGTACGAATAGCAGCGTAGCCTTTATCACCCCAATTTGGTCCCCAGGAATTTTCAATAATAATATAATCATTTTCTTCATCGTATCCAACCATAAAAATAGCATGACGGCCAACAACCCCAGGACTGTTATCTAATAACTGCCCAGGATTATACTGAGCACGATGAGTACTCAATGGACCTGAAATTTTAAAGAAGTCTTCATGCAAAATCATCCCAAAGTTAACTGGAATATTAGAAGCCAAAGCTACTTTGATATCTGTTAGTTTATCACGATCTACGAATGATCCACCAATATAGGCCTGCATTCCTAGAGTTTCATAACGACCAACTAAACGAGTCTTTCCATCAGTATACGCTGCATCAGAGGGCTTGTCATTAACTGGTTGATCGTATGACCATAAATCTTCAGTACATACTCCATTCTTAGTCATTTCTCCTAAAGCTAAAAAGATAGAAGTTCCTGAATCAGTAACTGGATCTGTGGATTGACGAACAGCTAAAACACGAGCACGAGCATTGTAATAGACATACAAACGAGAAAGGCTAAGACTGATATTATTCAGTTTTAAATTCATTTCCCCAGCAGCTACTAAAGAATTACCAACACAAGAACCGTAGTTCAGTTGGTTTTCCATTTCTAGAGTGTCCGCTCTCATATCTGCAGACTTGGGAATTTTTGAAGTATCCCAAGTATACATTGTTGTGTTATCAGGAGCTATAGATCCAAAGACATAGTTACGTACGTCCTGTGGAGTTTGCTGTACTGTTGTTAGTAAGGTTGAATAATCCATTTTATGCTGCCTTAATGTAAGTTGTAAGACCTGTACGAAGTGCTGTTACGGAAGGTAAAGTAACTGAAGCATAGCCATTTGTTATATCACTGTTTAATACGACTGCTGTTGCACCAGAATCAGTACCACCGAAATAAACTCCTGGAGTACCAACGTAGAAAAGTTTAGCTGCTGTTGAGCCCAATTCATTAGAAGCTTTCCATGTTACAGCTGAATCACTCGTAGTGAAATATGTAGAACCAGTACCAGCAGAAACCATAACTGATGAAGATGAAGCTGCAGCAATTTCAGCAGCTATACCTGGGTAATTAGTTGATAATGGTAATAATCTACGAGTCCAAGTAGAACCATCTGTTGAAGTAATTACTTCACCTTGATTACTAAAGATGTACATACGAGTTGCATCAGAAAGAACCGAAGTGACTACCCCGGTAAGACCAGTAAGAGTGTATACTGCGAAAGTAACTCCATCATCTGTTGAACGATATAATCTTCCACCTGTTTGTACTGCAAGAATGACAGAGCTGAAATATGCTGCACAAGTAATAGGTACACTAGTAGAATTAGCTACAATGGTTTTATCTACTGTAACGTAATGATAAGATTTTAAATTATCAGTAGATACAATTACTCCACCTATTAAATTATTATATAAAACAGATTTTTGAATAGTATTTCCATTTTGACGACGAATTAGTGAGAAAGAGGCTATGTCTGTACCAGTAATATTCAAAGCACTCCAACTATATCCATCACAGCGAGACATAATTGCTCCGGTCATTATCGAAAAATATCCATTTACGTATTTAGGCCAGCTGGAGCCAGCAATTAAAGTACCAGGAAGCAAATTATTTAAGTTTTTAATAGTTGCTCCATTATCATAAGACATTTGGCTTACTCCTATCATCACTTGGCCACCAGACCCTGCAACTATTTGTCCTGTGTTGTATCCTGAGTAGTTAGTGTTGGTAGCAAAAGTTATACCATCAGCACTAGTTTTTGGGTTACTAGCATTAGTGTTATCAAAAGCCCAAAATAATCCGTTATAAAAAGCAACATATATCATACCAGCACCTGACCCCGTACAGTTAGTCCAAGTTGTTCCGTTAGAAGAATACGCTAATGTACTAGCAGTATAAGGAATAACGTATTTACCAGCACCGAAAGCTATAGATTGTCCTTTAGAATCTCCTGGTGTTTGTGAACCAGGATAAGTTCCAGAATTCCAAGTAATACCATCAGAAGATGAATACATCTGAGTCGAGGAGTTTGTAGATATAAAAAATAAAGTTCCCCCTGGAGCAAAATCTAAACGGTTAACTGTTGTAGAAGGTATTGTTCTGTTAGTCCAAGTTATTCCATCAGAAGACGTCATAACAAGAGTAGAAGTTACAGTAGTAGCAGCAACAAATAATGTACCTGAAGATGTTATTAACTTAGGTTCTATACCCTGTACGTTATAAGTACGAATTGTCCAATTTACAGAATCAGTAGAAGTGGCATAGGTATTACCATATATTAATGCTACATAAATACCATTAGCATAAGCATATTGATCATTAATGCTAAGAGGAGCAGCAAAATTATCAGTAGGAGCAACCGCCGTGGTATTAGTCCAAGCTGTACCATTAGAGGAAGTTGACATTTGAAAGCCACTATAATTAGATGGTAGTATGGCAAAACTACTACTAGCGGTATTATAAGGATACGCAGCAAACAAAGTTGGTGTCGCTACTATAATAACTGTAGCAGCAGTAGAACCAGTAAAGGTTCTGTTAGTCCAAGTAACTCCATCTGGAGATGTATACATAGAACCTCCAGATACTGCAGCAAATAATCCTGGGGTTGAAGCATACGTTAAAGATCGGGCTGTATTAGTTACCCCACTATGAGTGCGAGTAGTCCATCCGTTAGTTGTAGCAGTATAGTAATTAGCACCAGCACTAAGAACAACGAAAGTTGTACCAGATACTGCAAATGCTGGATAAGATGATGGAGCAGAAGGCGTAGTTGGGAGAGCCGTATCCACATTCCAAGTTTTACCATCAGCTGAATAATGACAGGTAGTAGTGTTGCCACTTACAGTTTTGAAATATCCTGATCCAGGATTAAATAAAATTTGACCCAAAGTAATTCCAGCTCCACCTGGTTGGCCGACTCCAACTGTCCAATTAATTCCATCCGGAGAATTGAAGTATACATTAGAAGTACCATTATAAGTGCTAGCTACGAATAAACCATTTCCAAACGCAATATAATTTTGCTGGTTAGCGCCTAGGGATATTGAATTATTATAAGTTTGAACACCTAAAACCTGTTTAGATTTCCAATTAATACCATCAACAGAATAAGAAATCATCCAAGTAGTACCATACCATAAGTTAGTTACATATAGACCATTACCATAGGCTATGTGGTATATTCCTGAAGCTCCCACAACGGGATAGGTATTCCAGTTAACTCCATCAGTGGAAATAGAAATAGCGTAACCACCTAGGGCAGAACCCCCAAAAGCAAAAAATTTACCGTTAGCAGTATAAGACATGATTTGTCCGACATTAGCCACTCCTATACCACGTGCTGCGTTAGGGTTACTCCAGGTAATTCCTCCGTCAGTAGAATTGCGAGTATAGATTACATTAGCGATAGTGTCTCTTAAAACAACCGAAGTTGAAGTAGAATTTACATTTATAGATGTAACATTAATACGCCAGTATCCAGCTCCACTAGCAGATCCTGCTCCACCAAAAAAAGTAGATTCACAAGGAGTCCAAGTTATACCGTCCGAAGAAGAAGACGCAGATTGTCCGTAAGAAGTCGCAGTACCAACGTTAGATGCTAAAGTATCAGGAGCAAAAGATTCATTTTCTCCTCCAAATGCAATCCAACGAGCCCCCATCCAAACAACTCCGCAAGTAGCAGTAGTGTCACGAATAGCTCCATTTGATACTGCACTATTTTTACGGTATATAGTGCTTGCACCAGTATTACCGTCAGTAATTTTAAGTTTAGGAAAATTAGTAAGAGCCTGGTATGTCCAAATACGACCGTCAGTTGATACCATGCAAGAATCTAACAATGAAACGACTGAAGCTCCACTAGAATAAAATGCACGAAACTTCGTACCATCCCAACAAGGAGAAGTTACATATTGTGAAGCAACAGGAAAAATACCTTGAAGAACAGAAGTTCCACTGGAATCCATAACTGTAATACCAGCAACAGTTCCGCCCGTGAACAGCATAACTGTTACAGTGCCAGCTGTATTGGTAGCAGCACTACCAACATAGTTACTAGCAGAGCCTAATGGATTACTAGAAGTTGTAGGTAAAGTATTACCTCCAGCTTGCAAACTATTTGCAAACGAGTTAAATGTACCTTGAGCTGGAAATTGAGTAGCCAGAATTTTAGTTCCTGTCTGAGCCCAAGTTCCATTACTATTTGATATTACTGGTGAGATTGCAACGATGTCAATGATATCGCCAAAACCATATTTTGATCCACTACTAGATGTCGAACGACCCATTATTATTCCTCGTAACCGTAAACATTAACTGATACACCAGTCGAGTTTGAGTAAGCAACAATGTTATGTGTCGCTGCTATCACTAAACCAGAATCCTCTATAATTCCATTTCCATCTACTAATACATCGTACTCAATCCATTCGGAGAGCGCTGGTGTACCAGTCACAGACAATGCTAAACGCACAGTTACTGCTGAACTATTTCTATTTGTTATTCTAACAGTACACGATGTGGTTTTACCAAAAGGTACAGTATACACTGTAGTATTGGTAAGTGCTGCAAGATCAGCAGTGCCTAATTTTCCGTTTGCCATATTTGTTCCTTAAGAGTTAATGCCGAAGAGTAAACGACCTCTAGAGACACCATCTGTAATTCCGTATCCTGCTGTAGTTGTTGGAGTATTTAGTATCTTTGCCCAAGCAACTGAAACCATTTTTGCATCGGTAATTGTACCATCTGAGGGTATACCGATAGTCATAACGTCTCCTAATAGTACCACAAAACAAGATTGGGAAATAGTAGGAGCGGTGGTAAAAATAATAGTATTTAAAGAGACGGTATAATCCACACCTGGATTTTGCCATACACCAGCTAAAGATACTAAAAGATTTTGAGCTGAACCTGGAGTTACTGCTGTTCCTCCAACTTGGCAGGTAAAAGTCGTTGTCACTCCGTTAAACGTGAATGCGTCTAACTTTGAATAGCTTCCGTATTGAGGTTGTTTACCAATATATGACATGACTTATTTTACCTTAATGGTTCTGTTTTTACGCAAACGCTGTAATGATTTCACCAGCTTTTGCTAGCGCCCCAAGGCTAGTCAGTGCTCCACCAGCAGTAGCGGCATTAGTACCACCTTGTGTAACACCGACTTGTCCAGTTAGTACAGAAGCAGGGACAGGTATAGCAATAGTTCCAGTTAATTTGGAAGCATCTACCGATACAATATCCGTGTTTTGTAGTGGTACAGCAGTGGGTTTATTACCTACATAACTCATATTAGCTCAGCTCTAAAATACTAATTATAACATCAGCAGAAGATGCGACAGTAGAAATAACTTGAATATAATCGGTTGTTTCTAATACGACTTTTTGTTCGCCACCAACTATAACTAAAGAACCCCCTACGGGTATAGGAGCGTTTTTTATTAAATAGACTGTCTTGGTTCCTGAAACGTCAGTAGCAGTTACATCAACGTTAATTTGAGTAGATGGCAAACGATTGGAAACCGATAGTCCGATGATCGTACTTGTTGTTGCGGCAGGAGTTGTGTACGCTGTTGTAAGCGAAGTACCTACAGCCACTGTAAAACTATTTTTAAATGTATTTGCCATCGTAGTTCCTTTTAATTATTACCAGTATTCTATTCTTATTCCACCAGCGCCGCCATTACCTCCACTACCGGCACCGGCTGCACCTCCATTAGAACTTGAAGGGTATGTACTATCTCCGCCACTATTCCACCAAATAGTTTGAGTAAGCTGATGCAATGTTAGCACCATGAGAGGCATTAAGAACTCCCGTACCATCAGATAACAAACCTGAAGTAGCGATAGTTGATAACCCTGTTACTACTGTTGCTGGAACTTTAGTAGTCATTTATTACCCCAGTGCGATAGCTAAAGCTAAAGCATTACTATTAGCGACTGATACACTATGTGCAGTAGCAGCTTGTGTTGTTGATGACGAAACTCCAGTATCTTCAAGTTGAACAATACCTGGCACCGAGGTAGTAGCAGAAGGTACTGAAACTCCAGCCCATTTAGTACCATCCCAAGACAAAGTAGAGTTAGTGGTAGTTGACCAAATTAAAGAACCTTGACCATCAGCAGGAGTAGGCGTAGTAGCGTTTAACGCTACAGCCATGTTGGAGAGCGTTAAATAATCAAGCTCTTTTGACATTATGCTACCCAGTCTACTGTGTAGTTTGTGCTGGTTGGGGGTGCAACATTAAATATAACTTTAAAAGTATTAACAGTATCATACTGAATACTTGGACGAACCAAAGCAAAAGGTGAGCCTTGTTGCGTAACAAAGACTGGGAATCCTTTTTTGTTCTGATTATGAGTAACAGTAAACACAGTAGTTGTACTATCACCAACAATAGTAGTTGCTGTAGCTGTACGAGCAACTGTACCGTCAACTGAAACACCACCTGGAGCAACGGAGACACCCCCACCAGAAGCTGGGTTAATAATAACTTGATTTCCGGTAATAGTAATACCGTTACCAGCAGTGTAAATAGACGATGCTGAGAATTGATTAAACACCAAGACTGTAGTACCAACCACAATTGGATTAACTGTAGCAAGAATCCAGGAAGTTGTTTGAGCAGTTGTACCTTCTTCAATAACGCAGAACATACCAGTGGTTACATTGCTACCTGAATTGGCATCACTACGACGAGCCCAAGCCCCAGCAGCTGCGACCCAAATACCATTCTGTGAACCAGTAGTCTGATTCTTAACCAAAATAGCATCCCCGGAAGTCAGAGTACCTGGCCAATCTCCACCTGTCTGATAGGTTAAACCCGTTAAGTTTACGTTACCAATAGTAGTGTAACGAACCGAAGGTTTAGCATCAATACCTGCTGCTGATTGTTGTACTTGGCTGATAACCCATTGACGAGTAGCTGCATCGGAGTTAGAAACTGGATCAGCAACGTTAGTGAGTAATTGATTGCCCATACTTACTGAAGCGGTAGGAGCAGTTAATTGATCCAATCTATTAGTACGAACTTGGGTATCAAAGTTGCTAATAGTACTAGCAGTTTGAGTACCTGTATGATTACTACGATTAAGTGGATCTACTGCTAAAGCACTAAGAGGAATACCCGAAGCTTTAACAGGGTCCATCGTAATCCAAACTGTATTAGCTTGGTTACGCATACGAGGAGCGTCAAGTGTAGTATCATAGTACATTTGACGTGGTAATGGTGATCCTGGTGCTGAAGCTAGTGCCTCCAGTGACGCTCTGATTAGCGAGTTACCCGCTAAGTCAATATCTACTAAGATTAATTCATTTGACACTTTGTTTGTCCTTTAATTTAAATATGCTGTCCCAGCAAACGCTGCTGAGAATGTTAATATGATTTGATTTGCATTAGTATAACTAACTGCACTTCTAACTTTACGACCAGTAGAATCAATTACTGAAACACTTGGAAATTTTCCTAAGCTATGGTCAATAACCCACAAAGTTGAAGCAACAGGTTGAGAAAATGGATAAGTAGCTCCTTGAGAACCAGGAATTCCTTGATCTCCTTTAGTGCCAGGAACTCCTTGATCCCCTTTAGGGCCGGGATCTCCGGGCAAGCCTTTAACACCGATATCCTCGTTTGTGTTAACGATTTGACCGGGTTGATTATTAGCGAATCTGGCAGGATCTCTTGAGCCCATGTTTTACCTTTGTTAATTATTTTAAGTCAGTGTCTTTATTAATTGATCAAATCATCATCTTCAATTTCTTCTGGCTCTTGTTCTTCTTCTACTAAGTTAGAAGCGTGAGTATTAATGGTTTTTAGATATTTACCAGTTGAAGTGTCATGCACATGGAAGATACCATCTTTCTCATGAACAAGACCCATAGTGCCAGTAGCTAAAGCATCAAACTCAGAACTTTTTAAACCTAACAAAGATTTTACAGGACGTTCAAATACAGGATTAACAATTGATTCAGCTAACTTATAGTGAGTCCACTTTGTGCCTTTAACACCACCAGTTAAAGCTGCATCAAATAGACCACCTTTTTCTGGCTCCAGATTTTTAGCCGATAAACGTAATGGTTCTTTTAAAGCACCATTAGACTGAGCAAGAATATCTGCATCAGTCATAGGACTAGCCGTAATAATACCATTATCAATTGAAGTTTTAACTCCAGATGCATTCAGGTAATTAAGGAATTTTTCTGTAGCAAAGGTTTGACGTGGCTTAGGCAATGGCTGACCAGTAACGAACTTTCTCCAGTAATCAGAATTTTCTTGACTCTTAAGCGTTGCAATTTCTTTCAAATTTTTACGGGCATCAGATCCCATTAGGCCCAACATTTCCATATACCCAACGGACTTAGAACCTTCTTCACCACCTTTAGTTGGCTGAAGGTTATTATCGTATCCACCAACGTTACGAGCTGAATAGTTTTGATCAGAGGTTTTGTACAGTTTAGTAAAGTACTGTGGCCCTGTTAATACTTTGCCGAGATCTTTACCAGTCTTTGGATCAACAAACATTTCACTATCGGGAATACCATGCTTTTGTAATTCAGCATGTAACTCACCAATGTTAGAAGTCTTCGAGAAATTATGGATAAGATAAGGCTTACCTGTTTTCAAAGCAATTTTACCTGCAACAGTTTCCATCAACTGACCAAGATTAATACGTGAAGTAACAGAGGCTGGGTTCAAAACGATATCAGCTGGCTTACCTGTTTCTTTGTTGTAAGGCATTTCATTATCATTTAGAATTAACGACACAATACCTTTGTTACCGTGAAAACCAGTCAGTTTATCCCCAACTTCTAAATCTTTGACGGAACGCATAAGAATACGAATAGCCTTACCAGCTGTATGCGCATCGACTACTTCACCTGGTTCATCGTGTGACCAAATTTCAGATACTGGACGATATGGTAAAACCAAGGTCTTATGTAAACGACCAAGCATTTTATCTTCTGGTGTTGGCTCACGTTTTTCTAAGACAATATATACTGGATCACCTTTTTTGAATATGGCTCCGATGTTAGGAAAGCCACGATCATCTAGCTTATCCAATTGTTCTCTTGTCCACTTACCAGGAAAATAACGTGGTAATAGAGATTTTTTTAATACAGTAGATGCTTGAATATCGTAATCAACTTTATAAGCATGATGACTTGCCAGGCTATCGGCGCAAGTCTTACTGATGACTAATCCATCTTCGTGATTGTAGCCCTTGTAAGGCATGTAAGCGACGTTTAAATTCTTTCCTAATGCCAGCCCACCATCCTTGGTGTAATTGTTATCTACAAGTACTTGGAAGCGTTTAACAGTGTCTCCAACTTTGACCAAAGGAGCGTCATCGTCATAAAAACCCTTCATGTTAAAAGGAAGATTTTTAACCAATGTTATAGTATGGTTTTTACCGTCGTCCGTTCCTTTGATAACTATTTTTTCTTTGGAAATAGAAACAACAACTCCGTCAACTGGAGAAGCTGTAGCGGAAATAGTTTTAGCCAATTGCATAATAAATGGAACCCCATTAGAATCAACTGTTTGAACCAATGGTTGTTCACGATTCACTAAAGACAATGCTTGAGGAATAGCTTTACCTGCCATAGTTAAACGGCCAGGATGATTAGAATTTAAGAAAGGCACAAGGTTAGTTGTAACAGTGTACATGTCAGTAGTATCGGCAAGCCAATAGTCAATGTCCTTAACGTCACAATCCCCAAGTACACCTTTGACTTGAGCTTGAACTATTTTCTTACCTTTTTGATGAGGAAATCCAATAGTAGAAGTCATCATTTCGTGTACCGATAGGAAATGTTCTTTACCTGCTTTATCTAATACTCGGCAATAGGTATTACCTTCTTTGTCACGACGAGCAGAGATAGTGAAACGTTGATCAATACCGGCATGGCCTGATTCTGGAGTACGACTAGGGTCAATGATACCTAAATGAGACGGATCAATATCACGGGCACTCATAGGAACGCCACGCTCATTACCAATACCACCTTCAAGTCCACCGAGAATAGTTACTTTACCAACGTTCTCTAAAGATTCGATTGGATTAGTTTCACTCGGAGTAGTAACCAAGTTAGATTCAAGTATATATGATGAGAATAGTTTATTAAAAGGCTTTGATACAACTGTGTTTTTAATCTTAATTGGTTCACCGGTTTTTTCAGCACGATCCAAAGAATACGCAATACGACTCTTCAAAGTACCAGTCAGAAGTTTTTCCTTTTTGAAACGAGTCTCTAGAAAGTCAGGTAAGTTCTGAACGCTTTTAAATTGTAAAGAGTCACGATTATCTTCTGGCTTTTTACCAGCATGAACTTCAACCAGATTACGTAAACTAAGCAGCAAGGCTTCATGAGTAACCGAAGCTATAGGTTTACCCAAAGTAACTTTAGTAGTAGCAACCGAAAGTTGGGAATTCTCTAAAGCTAAACGTAATGCAAGGATCTTATCTTCTTCACTAGCAGAAGGATCTTTTTTAAATACTAGTTTTTGGTAAAGATCATTGATGATCTTACCTTCTTTACCAGCAGAAGCCGTTAGATTTTCATGCCATACTTCACCGGGAACGTACGCCATAATTTCTTTAGGGCCAACATTAAATACTCTACTTAACAACGGAGCTAAAAGAATACGTGAACTTTTAACTTCTAAGTAGAACAACATAGACTGAGGATCAAGTGTAAGCGAAAAAGAACTACCACTACCAGTATTGTAGTGAGCCTCTAACTCTCCAGTTTCTCTTGAACGAGTATATACTCCTGGACGTAATTGTAATTGATTGGCAATAGCGTAGTTATTACCACGGTAAAGCATAGTGTGCTTACCAGTAATATGAAATGCGTCCATAAGATTGAAATCTTTTTGAACGTCTACTACCTTACCAGTTTGATTTTCAGTTAAAGTCAATGTTCCACGAATAGGATACACCAAACTCTTACTAGTTAAAATGGCTTCTTTCTCATCTGCGGCTGTAAAATGCTTAGGCTCAGGTCTAATATCAGAAACACTCAGAGTATAATTCTTAGTAACGATAGGGAATTGGGAAGTCACACCCGCAACTAGAGCAGCGTCAACATTGTGACTAATTTCTTCTGGAGATGAGAATATGCGTTGTAGGTCTTGGGCTTGTTTAGGCATTTTATTATTCGGTTAGATTACTAATTTTAAACAGTTTGGACTAATTCTAGATAAGTTACTACTAAAAAGAATTGTTGCATAAACGTAAATTTTTCTTTTTGTAGCACAACTATCTCTTTTCCTTGAAGCCCAGCAGTCTCTAATAGTTCAAGCTCTGCTACGGCTCCGCTATCATCTAAATCATATTTTCCGTAGCGTACTCTATACTTTGTTAGATCGAATTTATTTGTGTTTTGACCACCAAATCCAGGCATAGAAATATTTTCTACCTTCATTGGTTGGGATGCTAACATTGCTGCGCTATTGTTTCCTGACTCTGCCATTTTTAATCTTCTTTTTTAGGTGTTGGTTTTTTATCTGGAGTTGGTTTGCTGGAAGATTTAGAATCTCCACCTTTATTATCAGCTCCACTACCACCTGGTTTCCCAGGTTGAGGCTGTTCATCATTCATACCTGGTTCTGCTGCTGTTTGTTGACTTGCTTGAAATTCTTCTAAAAGTCTAGATACTAGAATAAACATTGGGAAATCAGTAACTTGTAAGTTATTAAGAATTTGAACGACTTCCATTTCATCGCCTTGGTACAATTGCTGAGCAATTGCTTGTGCCTTAGTCAAACTAGAACGGTAATCGTTATCTTTATCAAACTTATCCACAATCTCTTTGGATGCTAAGAATACTGCTTGATCAACAACAAACTTAGTTTCCACATCTTTAATAGATTGAGTAATTGTATCACGTTGTTTAGCTTCCAGTTCTTTTTCGAAGTCCATACCAAATGCTTCAAATAAAGTAGATGGTGCTCCTTGTCCTTCTTTAACCATTTCTAATAGCATATTACGTAATGCATCGTCATCAGTAAGTTTGAAAGGAATGAAATCAACTCTGCAAGTCTCAATACCTAAATACTTACTAACGTGTAACATAACCCAGTTAACTAAATCCACAATTTGGGAAGTGTAAGTCAACATGGTATTCTCTAACAAACGTAATCCAGTAGTAGAACTTTGCCAATTAGTGACACCAGATAATAGTTCTTTGGAAACACCTAAAGCTAATAGAATTGATTCTTCAGCTTGAGCAATTTCCTGTGATACCAATAGGTTTTTGCCTTCTCCACTAATAGCTTGATACCCAATAGGTACTGGAGCAATAAGAATATGGTTCTTATCTTTACGATGTTGTGACAATGCCGCCGTCATGTTACCTACAAAGTTCTTCATAGAAATAGACACTACAGGATCTGACTGGCCAGTTTGAGCAGTAGGGTAAACAACTCTCAACGGATTCATAAAGTCGGTAGAAATCGATTCATTAGCCTTGCGTAGTGTGGCTTGGTAATATACTAATGGGAACAACGAAATCAGCGGTGGAATAGCAATACCATTAATGGAATGACCAGCACTAACATTCTTTAAATGGAAGATATGATTGTCATCGAATTTGAAATCTTGATTATTCTTAATAGCTTCAATTAGACCCCAAGGTACTGAGTTAACAAAAAGCTTGTCACCTTGTTGTACACGTTTCTTAATTTCATTAGGAATTTTATAATAGAACTCTGACTCTCCAGTGATGGGGTTGTGGTTCATAGCTATATGTGTTGGATCCCATTTAATTAGATTCATATCGGGGACGTGAACACTCTTAGCGTCCATACGCTTGAATTCTCCAACAAATTTACAAGCAGGGCAAGTACCATGCCATCCAAATTTCTTGAAAGTAGTAAAGATAGCTTTCTTAGCGTTGTACACTGTGGCACATCCTGGACATACCAATGAACGCTGAATAGGAAAATACACGGAAACGAAAACGTTACCAACTGTGTAGTATTCAAAGCCAATATCATGTAATAGGGGCTTTAGTTTAAAACTAGTAAAGACTTCTTTATACTTCTCTTTTACTCGTTCACTTTTAGAGTCAACGACAAAATCAGTAATAGGATAGGTAGATAGTTTACGAATAACCTCAGTAGTAACTGGGCTTTGCATAGTAATGTATCTCGACCATCTGATAACGTCATGTAAATTACGAGGTAGGAACTGATTCGCTACTGTAAAGAATGGACTCGTTGCTGCAGCATAGTTACCCTGTGTAGAGCTTAGGCCAGATGCACCGTTTGTGCCTGGGATTATAGGTGGTTGAAAGTTGCTATCCATATGGAAGTTAGAGTCTTTATTAAAATAATTACTTTCCTATTTTAAAGGAAATATATTCATAAGTCAATTCACCAAGTAAGTATTTGGTATAAGTAAAATATCGTGAGCAATTATGCTTACGTACCACAGGAGAAATCATGTTCGAACACAATGTCTTTATTAATCCCCCTGATGTAAAACAAAGAGTCAGAAAACACGATCTGGCAGTATTTAACAAGCGTATGGAAAAGCGAGCACTGCGGAATAGCAAACATGCTCGTCGGGCTTGTCGCACTATGATGACTCGAATCCATATGGGTATTGCTCGTGAAGATTTATTCGCACATGACACTGGGGTGGTGGAAAAAATTCAGTCAGCAGCAAAAATACTCTGGTTAAATATCAAGGCAATATTTCAATAATATGGGTATGTATTTGGTATAAGTATAGTGTAGAGGAAATAACCGTATCAACAATATATCTTCTACACACCTCAATATCACCACATGGAGAAAACGATGTCGAATACTCATAACAAAGTTAGCAAAGAAAATACCGAAGTCGGAACCAATAACGAAAGTACGTTGGCCGCATTGTTGGGCATTATGCAGGCACAGCTGGACCAGAAAGATGCAGACCTGGCAGCAATACGTGCAACAGCGGCAACAAAAACTGAAATCAAATCGACCTGGGTTGATCACGTTGTTTCCGGTATCTCGATCCTCGGTATCGCCGGTGGTCTGGCAGCTGGCGGCACAATGTTGTACAGTCTGTTCAGTTCGAGCGACCAGAACTAACGGTCAGGTAATAGTGTAGGAGAAGGAGGGCGGAACACACGCCCTTCTTCTTATGTTTTTCAATCCTAAACTTTACCTTGAAAGAATCATGAGCAAATCAATACAAGAGCAATTAGCTCTAATTATGGAGCAGCTGCCAGCACCGGGAAATAAGAAATCGAGAGAGGTCATAAACCTACAAGATTTTTCTGTTGAACACCAGGCACAAACAGCACGAGACAAGGGGCACGATAAATCATCCCCTAATTACCTAAACAATGTAACTAAATTTGAAAAGAAAGACCCACAGGTTTCGACATGTATCGAGAATCCTACTCTCTCAGATATACTTCATCTGTTACCTAACGCCAAAGTAGAAGAGATTTACAAGTTGATTTACGAGATCGAACGAGCCAGATTGGCTGCAATAAAGAGTGAAGAATTAAATAGTCGGATTTTCACAGTGTCTATCTGTGTTACTCTGCTGGCTGGTGTAATAAGTATAGGGGTTCTTATTTTACGTAGCTTTTAGGGGTAATAACTAAATGAAGGCTGTAAAATAAGCGCTAAGATAGACAAGCAACAAGACCTCAGTTATACTGGGGTTTTGTTTTTTAGCTTAAGGAAGCCAAATGAATTTTACTTTTGAAAATACTTTGATTAAAAACTACTTTGAAGGTAGTGATGAGTACATTCCAGTTTCAGAATTGATATATCTGCACGAACACCCCCTTATCAAGGATTCGTTCTTAATAGAAATTGAAAGATTAATAAACGTTACAACTGAGTTGATGATTGCTAAAAAAATGCAAGGTGTTATTGTTCAAAAATTTGTTGATGTCACAATGAAACTTGGGGCAGAATTACCAAGTATCACTCAGCAAAACGCCCCAATAATTTTAGAACACTTACGAACTATTTATAAACTTTGTAATTCTTTATTGAACTAAGAAAGTATTAATTAATACTAAGCTTCCAGTGTTAGTATCAGAAGCATCTGCTCCAATACGTTCTAGAATAACATTTAGTTTTTCTTTATTCAAAGTCCAAACTCCTCCAACAAATCCAGCAAATTGTGTGTTAGGAACAATTGCAGTTGCAGTGATGTTTGTTTGAATAGCATTAGCTGCACCTGTTACAGTGATAGTTTCATTGCTTGTAGTTATTGTAGTTGCACTAGTCAAATCTCCTACTGCGAATCCTTTATGACGTAAGCGAACAACAAAGTTACCGCTAGAAGCAGTAGAAGCAAATGTCATTTTTACACGAATAGCTTTAAAAGGATTAGTAGTTAATGCTGATCCAGCTAGTTGTAGAATTACTCCGCTCGTAGCTGCATCTGCAAAAGTTGCACTAGGAATCTCATTAGTAACGCCAATTGTTGCACCACCCGAAGTTAATGCAATAGGAGTAACGTGTTGGTAAATACCTTTTAAATAAGGAGCACTAGCGTGTAAGGCAACTACTGGATTAGTAGTACCTTGAATATAAGTGATGTTAAATAATGGAAATTTACCAGAAGTAGTAGAGGCAGGAACTTCAGTACCTGTGGTTGCGGCTGTACCAGCTACTGTGCTTAACACTAATTCACCATGAGTAAGCGTTGATGGTAAATAAAGATTAGCTGAATCAAGATTAGGTAAAGTAGAAGTAGAAATGTTACTAGTAGTTAACTCATTAAAGGTACCTTCAATAGTATATACAATTGATGTACCAGCAGTTACTGGAGGAGTAAATGTGAAATCAGTGGTTTTAGTAATTAAAGCTTGCTTCATAATTACGTCTGTAATTGAAGTGCTTACAGCACGAGCTTCATACACTACACCTGGAGCAACTCTAATAACGTTAGTACTTGGAGTTGAAATTCCCAATCCCGCCATGGAACGAACTGCGCTACTAATAGAAGTAGGAATACCATAAGTATCACTTGCTAATGCTGCTAAATTCAATGCACCTAACAAAGCTGCTCTACGGGCAGCATCAGATCCACCAGTTCTATCAGCTTTTAAATTGGTTTCGATATCTTGAAGTGGTCGATTATCAATCGTATAGAAATAAGGATCGGACGCAGTGTAATAGCGAATAGCCGTGAAGTTACTATCATTTTGCGGTAAGAAATCTGGGGTTGCCATTTATAAAAGTTTCCTGTATTTGAAAATTGGTGGTATAATTAATATACACTAGTTTAATGTATTTATCAGCTTTTAGTCAAGGAATATAATGAATTTGGTTTCATTAGTAAAACAAGCAAAAACAAAAGTTATCTCTTTGGTAGAGGCGTTTCATATCTACTTTATAGAATTGTATGTTCATTTTAGATACCCTACTAAACCTACGGGGTCTTCTGTTGCCTTATCTAAAAAACTGTCTGGTTTTTACTATCATGACATTTTTTCAGAATGGGTAATTCAAAAATTTAAATTCGAACATGTGATTATTTTAACGAACATTAATGTCGAAGCTAAAAATATTCAATTTTGGGCAAAAGTCCCACAAACACACGCAACAGAATTTCTCAAAGATATTGTTTTACTCAAATGTAAAGACAGAACAGAGTTAGAACGACTCGTTCAAAATATGGGTGTAGATTTTGCTGAAGCTTACGGATACTCTGCTGGAGTCTGCGTAATAACAAATAAGGATATCCTATGAAAGGATACGCAGTACTAGATTTAGATGGTAATTTTACAGTAAAAAGCTATGATTATATAAATTCGGATAACCCAGGATTTTTTACACAAAACAAACACTTACTCATTAAGTATTGGTTATTTAACTCAGAAGATACAGAATCTATAACTAACATGCTAAGAGACTTTGATCGTATGGGTCTTCCAAGTCCAAAGATCATGGAACTTCTAAAAACTATTAAATTTGATATAACTACTCTAAAAAAAGATGCAAATAAAATTTAATATTCCAAAAACAAGAGTAATGTTTATTCATGAAAACGCTCTTGAATATAAATCATTAGCTAGATTCCCGGCCTTTCTTACTGAAGGGCCTCATTTTTTTGTACCTGCCAAAATATCAATAGTGTATAACGTAGTTAGTAGACTACAAGCTTCATTTAAGAAAATTAAAGTAGACAAAGAAGTGATGGACTTCATGAATCAAGAAATGAAGCTCTTACCATTACCTGAAGATTTTAAATTTCATACTAAACCTATGATCTTCCAAGAAATTGCTTTACGATATCTATACACTATGGGATCAGCTGGACTGCTATTAGATCCTGGGATGGGTAAAAGTAAAGTTGTTTTGGACTATATAAAACTTAAGGGATTTAAACGAACTTTGCTTGTATGTCCTTTACCTCTTTTGTTTGTGTGGGAAGATGAAGTCTTCACTCATAGACCAGATTTAACTATACATTTAGTTAAAACAACTGACTGGGAATCTGAATGGGAGCAAGCTAAAGATAAAGATATTATCTGTATGAACTACACTAAAGCAGTAATATTTAAAGACCAAATTCGAAAACAACAATTTGATTTTGTACACCTTGATGAATTTCTTATTAAAGACCCGTCTAGTCTTAGAACTCAAGGTATTACCCAAATAGCTAAACATATTCCTTACAGATGTGGGGGATCCGGTACTCTGATTAATAACTCTATACTAGATGTGTTTTCTCCCGTTAGATTTATTGAACCTTCTTTAGTGGGGTGGTCATACACTAACTTCCTTAACAAACACACTATCAGAAATCCTCATCAGTTACGAATGATAGTTGGTACTAAAGGTAATGATGAAGCTAGATCAATTCTGGATTCGTGCTGTATAGTAATGAGTAAAGATGAATGGCTGAAATTACCCAATAAAACCTTCCACGATATATATGTTCAACCGGGTGAAACTCAACGTGAGTTTTACTATAATCTACAGCGTAACTTCATAGCTACTATTCAAGGAGAAACCGTTGAAATTGATAACGCTTTAGTTATGATGAGTAAGCTTTATCAAGTGTCGAATGGATTTGTGTATGTTTCCGATAAAAAAGAATCTGAAGCGGAAGTCATTGAATTACTTGCAGAAGAAACCACGACTAAGAAAAAGAAATCTACTAGGCGTACTGTATTTTTCCCTGAACAACCAAAGATAAAAGCTTTAATCAAACTTATAAAAGAAACTACTAAAGAGAAACGAGCAATTATCTGGTTTAATATGGGAGCCGAATATACTCTTATAAAACAGATGATGGACGATAATGGTTGGAGTTATTTAACTATTAAAGGGGGTACTAAGGAACTTGGGAAAATCGTTCGTGAGTATAACAACAATCCTAATATTCAGTTTCTTATATGTCAAGCTAAAAGTGTTAATTATGGAGTAACCGTACTAGGGACAACTAAAGACAAGATGGATGATTCTGATATTGAATTTATGCCTGGGGTGAGCCCTTCTGTGTTTACTCAAATCTTTTACTCTTGTAATTATTCTTTAGAAGTGTACCTTCAACAACAAGACCGTATTCATCGTATAGGTCAAATACACGAATGTACATATTATAGATTATGGCTTAACACTTCTGTGGAAATAGCTATTAAGGCAGCCTTAGAAAACAAGATGTATATTCGTAAAGACATGCTTATTGACATTGCAGAGAAACTTAAAGAAGCACCAAGTTATTTGGTATAAGACAATTGCTAGGAGAAATCATAGCAATTTGAATACTTCTTTTTTATTAATGTTATCGGAGATTGATCATGGCTTTGAACTGTCACACCTGCAAGAATAAACCTGAAGTCAATGCGAGTTCAGATACAGATGCTCTATACTGTTCCGAATTCAAAGTGATGCCACAACTGGACGCTTGTGGTTCCCACACTCCAGTAGCAGTACATGCTTCCCCAATTCGTATTGTTCCAAAAAATGAACCTACCGGAGAATACCTCGGTTTGTCCCGTTTCAGCAATGACGAAACACAACCTCCTGCCCGAGCTTAATTTATTGGTGCAGGGTAACAACAAGTAATAACCCTTTTTATATTCAACAGAAAGAATCAAATGACCTCCATTATTGAATCTGAACAAAACATCGCCCAGGCGAAGATTCGTCCAGTGGTTACTTTGGAAGCACAAATCCAAACAGCCGTCGACAGCTATAAAGCTGCTCATTCTGACGCCTCGGAACAAGCTATTGCTGACTTCCGCAGTTCCCTTGAAGTGAAAATTCAAGAATCGTATTCCAAAGCAAAACAAGCTGATCCTCGTCCAGATCGTGAAAAACGTGCTGGCCAAGTTCAAGCTGTAGCTTCGGCACAGAACATTCAATTCAAGAATGTTCGTAAATTGGAACGAGTTCCGGCTAAGCTGGTCCTGGTCCATAAAGATGGTACCGAACTTACAGGTACAATGGATGGTATCTTCGTGGACCGCATTGCCAATAAAGGTGGTGCAACCTTTGCGTATTTCTATCGCACCAACGAAACCAATACCTTATACGCTCATTACGCTCTCGGAGTATGTCGTAGCGATGAGAACTTCGATGCCCTGTATGGTCGTGAAGTTGCTCTTGAACGCCTGCTGGCTGGCAAAGTGTTACAAGTTGAAGTCGGTCATTCCGGTTTCAGCACTGGTAAATTCTCTGACAAAGAACTCGCTGACCAGATAAGTAATTACTCGGAAGCATTCTTCCCATCAAAAGAAGCCACCACCAAGGCTTAATACGCAAGGAACAGTAGTAATGAATATTCTCTTTAAACTCGTGCATGGTGTTTATGCTTGGCTTAACGCTGGTGCTGAGGACAACTATGTTGAACTCGGTCACTCTCCTGTGAAAGAACAATTTGAAACAGCTGATCTTGTTGCATCGGAAAACCTCCTTGCTGCTGTTCCTGAGCTTGGTCCCGATCAACAGGATCTAATTAACCGTGCTATTCAACTTTATCCTACAGATGATAACCGTATCAAATGGTTGAATTCAATCGCTTCTTTGCGTAACAGTAAAAAGGGATGGGTGTTGGACCGTCGAATTCTAAGCAGCCCAATAGGCATAGTTACATAATTGCGCATAACTCTGTTATGTGCTAAACTGAATAATGAAGGCCGAGGTAGTTCACTCGGCTTTCTTTTTTCTAAATAGGAGACTTAAATGGTCAATCTGACTATGACACTAATCCGACGATGTTTGTTATCAGTAATCATATGTGCAATATCGGCATGTGCTAGCGTTAAACAACAAATGCCTTCGACCTCTCAATCGAGCGAAGCAGTAACAAAGGTTTCAAAAGCTGAAACCATTTCGATTGAACCAGTAACATTTGAGGGATACACGTTCGACCCACCCTCTAAATACGTAAACACTGCAGACTTGATTAAGGATGTGGTTTTGGAAAGCAGTAATAGAGATACTCGCCTTATTGATTACATAGCTGAAAAGTTCAAAGTATCTAAGGATGTGAGTAAACAAGTTGTTGAGCAATCAGCTCAATACGCTCGTAAGACTTTCCCAAGCCAAATGGACATCCTTGCTATAATCGCCATTGAATCAAAGTTTAATCCCAAAGCAGAATCTCATGGTAATTTTGGCTTGATGCAAATTCAATCAAAATCTCATAGAGATAAGTCTAAAGGTCGCAGCTTGTTTAATATTAGTGCTAATATCCAGATAGGAGCCGAAATCCTCAATGAATATTATGTGCTGATGGGAAACAATATCCGAGCAGCAACATCGTCTTACAATGTTGGACCTGGCACCTTTTTAAAGCGAAAAGTTGTTAGCACTTACTACGATAAATACCGAGCTAGATTGCAAGAATTTTCAAAGATCCAGTAGGTAAATTGGTATAAGTAAAGTGGCGAATAACAACATATAAAAGGTCGATATTATGTCACAAGTTAAATTTGATAGATACATGACGATTGGGATGTTCTTAGTCATGGTAGTTGGTTGTGCTTGGGCTTTTGCTAATGCTATAGATGGCTCTGGAAAACTCCAGTGTACAAAAGCAAAAACTGAAAAAGTCCAATTGTCTGGTAACGCAATGAGGGTCAACAAAGTTTGTATTCCACGAACTTAAGGAGTAATTCATGGGTGTCATACTGGGATTTGTGTTTAGTGTACTTGGCATTACACTTTTGGGAGTCGTGGCAGTATGTGCATTCTTTGGATTCATATTCGTGCTATTGGCATATGTGCTTGGAATAAAAGTTGAGAAATAAAGAAAAGACCAGGAGTTATGCCCTGGTCTTTTTTTAGTTGTAAGTTGTAAAGTTATTGCTAAAATCTTCGTAGTACGATAAACTAACCCTAGGAGTAAATATGAATACAAATGCATCTGAACCAAAAAATGAAGGTATGCCCCCTGAAATGATAGACGTTTTAGGCAAGAGTTTTAATGTAAAGATATTAGCTCCTGATGAATCAGAAGGGAATGATGGCTATATGGATTTGTCTATCTACGAAATAGGCGTTCGTATGCATCCCAGTAATGATTATAATAAAGACACAGTGTTTCATGAGTTAACCCATGCCATTGATGAAGTTATGGCTCTTAAATTAAAAGAACATCAAGTACATCAATTAGCAGTAGGTTGGATGGCAGTACTCAAACACAACCCAAAATTAGCTAAATGGTTACTCAATGACAAATAAAACAGAAGTTACAAAAATAGATCGAGGATTCACCAAAGAAGTTTGGTTTATACATGGAGCTAACGCAAGTCCTGCATCCTTTAATCACATTAAAAAAGAATTAGAGTTAGACCCTGAGCTTAATGACTATAATTTCGTAGATATCACATACGATTGTCAAGAAGACCTTAAATCCATAGTATCTGTTTTGGCTGCTTCGGCACCTAAAAATAAACAGTTCTATATGGTTGGACACTCGCTAGGGGGTGTTTTGGCAGCAGCGGTTAGCCAAAAAATAAAACAATTTGAATTACCAGTTAGTTTACGTGGCGTAGTTTCTTTAGCTAGCCCTTTTGGTGGAAGCGAATCAGCAGATTATTTGAGATGGATGTATCCTCATTACTATTTGTTTAGATCTATATCGACTCAATCGAGAATTATTACAGATGTTAAAGCTGTTGGTGCAGTAGTCCCTACTCTATCTATAGTTACAACCTCCGGTAACAATCCTTTATTTCCATCGGCTAATGATGGAGTAGTAACAGTCGCTTCACAAAGAGCCCTACCTAAAGCAACATACATCGAAATGCCTTACAATCATTTTGAAATTTTAGTCAGCAAAGAAACAGTAGATCACATCAAATTGTTTCTTAAAAGTAAGTAATCAAACAATACTATAAATTATGGTAAAAGCCTAGTATATCTAGGCTTTTTTATTTAGGACAATGATGGAGCATTACACAGAAGAAGAACTTTCTAAAAGACCATTGTTAAGTATTATGGTCAATAGAAGTAATATGAATTGGGGGGAAGCCCCAAATTATAATGCAGAATATCGAAGAATACGTTGGCCAGCAAACTCTCAAAAAGTTTCTATCGAACGTGAGTTGACTACCGAAGAAATGATACAACGAGAAGATCAAGTTCGTGGTAGATTAGGAACTTTATCATTTTGGGATAATAGACGAACCACAATATTGGAAGAAACTAATAGAAGATGTACCCCTGCATGGAAATCTGTAATTAGACATCAGTTAGAACGAAAATGTAGAGGTATTTGGAATAGTACATCCATTAGAAATTTACATCCAGGATTTTGGAGGTATAAAGATACTAGAAGTAATCTACGAGTAGATATAAGATTCTGTATGAGGAAGAATATTCCTTTTAAAACGAAAACTGTAGAATACCGTCCTTCTGATACTACGTTGTACATATGTGGACGACCAGTAGTGAAATACTCTTTATCTCAAGGGAAAATAGAATCTTTTAGTTATTGTGGAGTCTATGAGAAACGTGTAGCATTGATACTTCGAATTTTAGAAATACCAGTAATGCTTAGAAATCGTAAATTAGTTTGGGCTAAATACCATGGCACTACTCAATATTACAGACTTATAGATGAAGAACGAAAAGAAGAAGAAATCTCTATAAACTTAACGGACACTTATGTTCTACCTATAAATTTGGGTATGATAAATGATTTGTTATCTCATGAGCATAGTATTTATAGAGATAACTTGGTTTGGGTTGCAAACACTACTCCTCCTCCAGTAGAACAAGTTTCTGGATATCAAGTAGGTACTACTTAGGTTAATACTATAATTAACGGAAATGTATTAACTTCATCAAATGTATATACTTGGAATACTCCTTCTGTAATACCCATAAGTTCCATTTTATAGGTTACTAGATTTACTGGTAATGGACAACAAATAACAATTCCTTTAGATAACACAACAAATTAATATGTCTAACACAAATATAAAAACATTACTAGACGTTCAAATTGCAACCAAAGCTCAAGTAGAAGGAATCTACGACGAAAATGATATGATTAAACTTAGCCTCTCAGTGATGACAATTCATTTGGCTAAGTTAATTCCCATCTTCACCATGGCTTCTATTACTAAAGTCAAAATCTCTGATGTGGAACTAATCATTGATGATTTGGCTATGGTTTTAGAATACCTGTTTATTCTTTGTAATTCTTGCAACTATGATATTCCAAATGATGAATACCTAACACGCTTTGAAGAAACGATTCCTCTTGAAATTAAACATGATTCTATTCTAAATCTACAATCAATGATGAGGGCTATCTCAGAATTGTCATATATGATATTTGTAGAAATGGATGGAGAAGCTTGGGATCAAGAAAATGCTCATAGTGATTTCGATCAAGAAGTATCAACACTTATTGTCGGGATGAAAAATCTCGGTATAAGACACGGATTTAAAATGAAAGACATTTATTTAAAAGTGTCTTAATAATAACATAATTTGGTGAAACACCCAGAAAGGCCCTAATGTACGATGGTAACATTATGGATTACTTCCCGTTAGAATCAGCACGTGCTGGTCAACGGGCAGTTATAACAGAAATAGACAAAGTTTTTAAAGCTGGTAAGAAATTTATCATTCTTGAAGGTCCAGTAGGTTGTGGTAAATCAGCAATTGGTATGACCTTTGCTAAAGCGTTTGGTGACGCTCATATGATTACTCCACGTAAATCTTTACAAAATCAATACTACGATGACTTTGCTGAAGATATCGTTTTAATGAAGGGTAGAAGTTCTTACCCTTGTACGTACCAAAACATCAATACTTCTAGGTATTCTCAAATTATCCGATTAATTAAAGAAGGAAGTATTACCGCACCTAGAACTGGTGAAGATAACTGCTCAAATGCACCATGTAGAGAAGACAAAGATCTATACAAACGATGTACAGAGTACAATGGTAAAACGGGGGAAGAGAGTCATCCTTGTCCTTACACTGCAGCAATCAAAACTGCACAGGATAGTCCGTGTGTTATTCATAATCTACACTCATTTATATTTCAGACAAACTTTACCAGTCGTTTTGAAAAACGAAATATTCTCATCGTGGATGAGGCTCATGAAGTTGAAGGTGTGATACGAGAGTTCATATCTAAAAAAATGGTGGTTGAGGGTTTTACTGAAGATGATCTTATTCCTGAAGGATCAACTTCTATGGATGAATGGACTGAGTTCTTACTCACAGATAAGTGCTTACCAACGGTAACTGAATTAGAAAAGCTAGCTCGAATCAAAGATCCATACTATAAAAATAATCGAGATCTTTATATTGAACGAGTAACTTATTTAAAAGAACAATTTTCTGAACGATTTTGTGTAAGGGTAATACCAAACATTCGTCATGGTAAGAGAATGTCCACCTCATTTGAATTTATTCCTGAATCTTTAGGTAGCTCTGCTAAGCAACTAATTTTTGACTTTGGTGAGTACGTTATTTTGATGAGTGGTACTATTTATGATAAGAGCGTGTTTTGTCGTAACCTGGGTATCAATCCAGAAGAAGCTCACTTCATTAGAATACCGTCAACGTTTCCAATTGAAATGCGTCCTATATATGTTAAACCTGAGTATCAAGTTGATACTAGTTTTGCCATGTGGAACGAAAACTTTGATGAGATGATCGAGAAGATCAGTAAGATCATGGGGATATTTCATGATGCTAAAGGATTGATACATGCACCTAGTTATGAAGCTGCTCAGCAAATGGCTTTAGCAATTCCGGGTAACAGAATAATTCTGCATAGTTCACAAGATCTTCAGGAAAAGCTTTTACAGTTTTATGAGTCTAAAGAACCAGTCGTATTTATTAGTCCAGTTTGTCAACAAGGTGTAGATTTTAAAGATGATAGGGCCAGGTTTCAGATTGTAACTAGAATTCCTTACACAAATACAAATGATGCGTTTATGAATCATAAAGTTAAGACTGATTTCATGTGGTACAATTATCAGAGTCTTATTGTATTCGGTCAACAACTCGGACGTATTAATCGTTCGGAGGATGACTACGGTGCTACTTTCCTATTGGA